TTTTTATTATGTTATAAATATGTTTTATTCAGATTATAAGCGAGTTTTTGAAAAACTGGGTATAAATAATACTGAGGCATACATAAAAATGACTGAAGCTACGCTTACTGACCCTGACGCTCCAGAAGGAGCCGTGTTCGTAAGATACGAAGCAACACATTAATTACTGGAATTAGGGGTAAGGCTTAAATGTCTTATCCCTTTTTCTTTTTTTTTATAACGTTATAAAATATTATACAAACGGTAAAAGAATTTAACGGTAATCTAACTGTTACTGCAAGTTCTATAGATAATTCTCCATTATTTGTTGTTGATAATAATAATTTTTCTATACAAGTAATAGGTACTGTTACTGGAGATTTACAATTAGAAGAAAGTTTAGATAGAGAAGGGCCTTGGGCAATTGTAAAAGATTCGAAAATAACAGCAGAAGGTGAAACTACAATTTTTAATGTTCATGGCTTAAGTAACGGTATATTTATTAGAGTTGGATCTGCTGGTGGTAGTGGTAATATTACACGCATAATATATAAATCATAAATATGGGAAATAGTATATATATTCACGATCACCTTGTAATATACAATAATAGTGTAATTAGTCCTGCTATAGGTGGTGGTAGCGGTGAAAAAACTATATATGCTAATGCTAGTGGCCGAGCTTTTCCGATCTGGAACACGAAACCGGGAGACGATAAACTGATGTCCCTATCGATACACGGACTTACGGAGCAAAGTGGTACACCGACCCCTGCGAATCCCGTACCTATGCGATCGGTAGGAGATACGGGGATGTTGTTGTCAGTCATGCCGGATAAAGCAGGAAGCGATTACCAGTTGTTGAACATCAAAGAAGCAATGAAAAAGGCGGGACATGACGGTATACTTCGATCAGTAAACGGCATATACGATGAAGTAGTGTATAACGGGAAAGAATGGAAACTGATACAGCGGATACAGAATGACCGTATAATCTCCTGCACAGGAGTAAGTAATCATACTGATTTAGGTTTTTGCGACTGTTATTTCTATCCGACAAAAGCACCGATTAACGGAAGTACCCCAAACGGATTATTAAGCACACATTTCGTACAAGGCAATAACGGAGTCGGAACAATCAATCTTAATAACAATTCTCCTTATCTGGGAATATTCCGTTATCCGAACACGGGAGCGGATTTGACAAAAGAAGAAATAACAGCGTGGTTGGGCGAAAATGAAGTCTATGTAAGCTATCAATTAACAGAACCGGCAGAATATCCGCTTGACTTACCGGTAATAACGACCTATGACGAACAGACCTATTTTGCCAGCAATGTGGCCGACGTCAAGCCTCGCATGGTAGCCCAATGTCAGGTATCGAAAGCATTAGACTATATCCGGGAGGGGTTGATCGGTTACTATACCGGTAGAGGACGAAGCAACACGGATGAGAATAAAAACATTCTTCCGGATCTGTCCGGCAATGGTAATGATCTTGAGAACAAAAACTTCGCATATACGATAAACTCCGGCTATGGAGACGGTTATATCCAATATGACGGGGTAGATGACTTCAGTAATGTCGCATGGACAGACGTTACTACAAAATCTGTACTTCTTGTTTGTGAAGATATTGTAAACACAAAACAATCTCCTTATTATAGCTTGACATCTATGATTGGGAATGACCGATCGTTATTCGGGGGTATCTCTAATGGCAAAATTCCAGCTAACAATATTTATGGTTATTTTAATTCATCTAATTTAGGAAGTGAATTATACACAAAAGATTTCTCGTTAGAAAAAGGCATTTTGAATATATATTTAGGGAATACTGGCGGTTTGATAAATAATCCTGAATATGTATATAATTTATGTATTGGAGCAGGTAATTTTTATGCAAATCCACCCAGATATTCGTGTAAGGTTAAAATCTATGATTTCCTTGCATATACGAGGAAATTAACGGATGAAGAAATAGCCTACAATTATAAAGTTTCCCGACAACTCAATGGAGAAGATTTTTTCATTTGATCCCATTAAACAAAATTTGATCGCCTCATATAGAACTTATGACAAAACAAATGAAGCAGAAGATAGGGATATATTAAAAGATCTATCCGGTAATGGGCATGATATTCAGCTATATAATTTTGCTTTTAGCGAAGGAAGTGGGTATGGGAAGTATGCAAATGACTTTTCTAAATTTAATGCTCATCCAAGTAATATAGGACAAGTTGTTTATAAGTATAATAAAATCGAAGTTATAGGGAAACTAAAAAATTCTTATTTAAATCTTTCGTATTCTTTGAATTTAGAATTAAATTCTACAAAAATACGTGTATTAAATCTACCTAAAAATTCAATGATCTATTATAGATATGTAGATTCTTCTTATACTCAGAAAACAATTATTATACAAAGTAATGGTATTCATGATATTCCAAGTTCTTTGTTAACAGAAGCTGCAATTGAAGTTGGATTTCAAGTTGAATATGATTCATCTGTTGATTATACAGGATTAACCATCGAACAAATCCCCGAATATCAAGGTGCGCTTGTTTCAGATGGTATAGATGATTATGGTTTGTGTGAAAATTTCCCTGCAATGAATATTGAAAATGGCTATACGGTATGTGTTATAAGAAAATGGTTAGAAATTGATTTATCTGTTAATACTAAATTTATAACAGAGCAGGGTCGTCAATCTTATGGGAATTTCTGTATTGAAACTATATTTAATGGAATTAAACGTACAATATCTTTTAATAACCTGTCTGTTATTGATTTTGATGAAAATCTTAGTTTTATATATCAAACATCTAATAATTACAACGGTACTAATATATCTAAGGGAAGCTCTACTTCATTTGACGGTAATTTGGGATTATTTAAAGATCTTGCAGCAGCTGGTAATTATAAATGCAGCAAAATAGCATTATACGCCCTTGAAATCTACGACAGAGACCTTACAGATGAAGAAATAACAAAAGTAAAAGAAAGAATGATAGCAGAATATGAAAGTAAAACAGGTAATAAATATGGAGAATATTTAACATTAGATAAGTCTAAGTTAGATGTATCAAAATTAAAATAAAATATGGATAAGTTAAATAAAACATTTAAAGCAGAACAAATATTGACTGCTGATGAAATGAATCAAATTACAAGTAAAATTGACGATGTAATAGATTTTACAAATGGGGGGGGGAGTGTTAAGAAAACTGTATATTAATCGTGGAGCAGTATATAATGAGGAAACTGGTTTTTACGAGTTAAACGGTATTACTGATATAGATGAAGAAGAAATGCTTAACATCTATACATTTACAGCTTATCCCTCAAATATAGCTAATTATAAACCGGGCTCATTTGGTAGTAATCTAAAATGTAGAACTAATTTTAAACCTAGATTTTATTCGAATGCTGATGTATTTAAAGAAACAGGTGATAAAACACTTAGTGCATATTTATGTAGTAATTTTACAGTTTTAACCGTTGAATCCTATTCCTGGTTTCCTAGCAACAATAACACAATGCGTGTTGCATTATCTCCTGGAATATTTTATTACTGTAATAATTTAACTAAAGTACTTGGAATTATTGATGTTACTAATAACGAATTAAGTTATAGTTATTCATATAATTTACCTGTACTTGAAAGTATAAATATAAAAGGAATAAGTAAAGATTTTTATTTTCTTGCACAAACTCCAAAAGTAAACTTAGAATCATTAACTTATCTTATAGATAATGCAATTAACAGTGATACAGAAATAAAAGTATATGTAGCTGACGAAGTGTACAGTAAACTTACTGATACAGAAAATACAGAGTGGAATGCATTATATACTGCAGCTAATAATAAAAATATAATTTTTACAACATTAACTATGAATAGTTTTTATGAAGTACCAGTAGAAGATCTTAAAATGATTGATACTGAATGGGAATATAGACGTATGAATAACGATCAGACAAAAGCACTTATTCATACAGAAATTTTAGATAAATTAGTTTCTGAAAGGAACTCTGAGATACAAACTTTAAATGATGATAGTTCAGATGCTAGTAATGAACAATTACCTTATCCTGTATTCACAGGTGAAGAACTAAAAGAATTACTTGAATCAGAAGAGTATACACCAGTTATTCCTACACAAGATGAAATGGTTGAAACAGAGCAATAGATTAAAGCATTTGTATATAGGTATAATATCAGCAATTATCGGTAGTATATTACTTACTGCTGGTCTTGCTTTTGGTAAAGAGTATGCCGATAAATCCTGGGGTGGTAAGTTTGATTGGTTAGATATACTAGCTACTTTACTTGGTGGTATAGTTGGTCAATCAATACATTCTAGCATTTTATATCTATTATTTGATAAATTAATAATAATTATATGAAATTAGGTACACATAACAGTTTATCTTATTGTAAACCACAATGGTATTTTAGATTATTCAATTTTATAGGCAAATGCCAGGATTTAAATATATACGAACAATACGAGGCTGGTGTACGATATTATGATATACGCGTTAAATTCAAAAAAGATAAGATTGTTTCTGGTCATGGTTTATTAACATATAATATCAATGTGGAAGATGTGTTAGATTTCTTAAATGATCAAGCAACATGTAACGTAAGAATAGTATTAGAAACTAATCTATTTTCTAGTAAGAAAGACGAAAGTAAATTACTAGATACAATGGAGAAATGGTTGAATAAGTATACTGCTATTACATTTACTGGTTGTTATAAGAAAAAACCTTGGACAAGATTAATAGAAATGGAAGAGATTCCATATAAAGATTGTTTTGAATTCTATAAAGGTAAAAACTTAAAATTTCCATATCCAAGATATTATGCAAAAAAGAAAAATAAAGGATATTGGAAACAAATAAATGATAAATATTATAGTATAATGGATTTTATAAATATAAAATAATGAATAATATAGAATTACGTAGACTTACCAAAAAGAGCATTGAACATTCTGATAGACTTATGATTTATCAAGATAATGAAAATAACGAAGGTAATTACGTTACTATAGATGATATACAAACAGCCTTACTGAATAATTTAATAGTAAATATAGAAGAGTACCAAGAAATAACAGAACAAAATAATTCTTATACTATAGATTTTTTAAACAAACCGTTTAGTATTATAAATCTTACAGGATCTACTACAAAAAACGTATATTTCAATAATCTATTCGACGGTTGTACTGGTAAAATACTTATATTTCAAAATGGTAATGCCACATTGAAATTTCCTGATGGTATATATGGTAAAGCGGATATACCTTTAGAAGAAGGATCTATAGTATTGATTAATTATTTTGTTTTATCTGGAGAATTATATATATATTCTACTATAATAGTTGGCCCAAGTAAATCTTATGCTTATCAAGATCTATCTAATGTAGATTCGAATACATTGAAGACTAAAGTTGACATGGATAGTAAAGCTAATACAGATTTGTCGAACGTTTCCAATAGTGTTGTAGTTACCAAGTCTGGAGTAGAAAGTAAAGCTAATAAAACTTTAGATAATGTTGATAGTACTATTGCTATGAATAAATCTTCTATATACGAATTAGAAGGTTCTGATCAATCTTACATGGCTTTAGTTTATAAAATATCAGATAGTTTATATCATTCTATTGGTATAAATACTAATGGTGAACCTGTTGCGGGTACTGGTAGTAATCTCGAAGAGATATTTACAGAAAAATCTTTATTGTATAGAGATCTAAGTAATTGTTTGACTATAAAAGCAATAAATACATCAGGATTAGATACAGCTACAGATAGTAATTCTATATACTTGGTTCATGATAGTAGCAGTAATGTAAATGGCAGATATATAATGATGGTATTTAAACCATATATTACTTCTAATGATATTGTAGTTCAAATTCGCATAAGTACTAGTGGTGTAATAGAATCTAGAAATAAAGTAGCTAATGCAAATTGGACTAATTGGGAAGTAGATTCGGATAATCGTTATTTAAAATTAGATTTTTCTAATAGCAATAATTTAAAGTTAAATACGAATAATACGATTATAAATAGTTTAAATGTATCTGGTAATAATATAACTGTAATTGGTAGTAATAATACCAATGATAAAAACAATACGATAATAGTAGGTAAACACAATAATATTCAACACGATAACGTTATTTCATTCGGTAATAATATTATAGAAACTATAAAAGAAAAATGTATTCACGTTAAAATAGATAATTTAAATATTGTTAAATTTAGCCACGTAATGTCTTATCCAGTTAATACGTTACATAATACGGTAATATTGTTTCCACCATTGAATACTACTCCTTTATCTATAGTAATAGATTGTATTACCACCGAATACGATAGCAAACACCGCGTTAATAGATCCGGTGCATTAAGACATATAATAGTAGGTATGGATGAAAATATTTATAAAGTATATGATACCACTAGCGGAGCTACAAGTTTGGAATTTCATTATAGTGATACAGAAGGTTTATATATAAGTGGTAGTGATCAAGAAGCATACGACCTTAATTTAGATATAACAGTTAAATATGAAGATTAATATGAAAATAATAAAGAACTCAACCCCAGCTGAAATTGAAAAATTAAACGAATTTCTAAGTAATTATGGTAAAGTAGTAGAAGATTTTATGGGTGTTTTAAATAATTTGAGTGAACAGGTTGAAACTTTAAGTAATACCGTAACAACACTTAATAATGCAGTAAATAATACTATTACTCAACAAATATCTACAATAAATTCTAAAATATCTACTATTGAAAGTTCTATTACTAAATTAAACAATAGAGTAACAGCGTTAGAAGGAGCAGCTTAATATGATTATAGAATTAAATACAATTTTTAAGGGCGATAAATACACTATTTCTAAGCTTTATATCGACGGAAAATATTATTGTGATACAATAGAAGATACTGTTAGAGATCTGCCCTTAGAATGCCCCTATACAAGCCGTGGACAGTCTTGTAGATGTAATGAAAAAATATATAGTGAAACAGCTATACCTGCTGGTACATATAAAGTAATAGTTACTATGTCTAATAAATTTGGAAGAGAACTACCTTTACTTGTGGATGTACCTCATTTTTTAGGTATTAGAATACATAGAGGAAATACCAGTAAAGATTCTTCTGGATGTATAATAGTAGGTGAAAATAAAGTAAAAGGAACTGTTATAAACTCTACTAAGTATGAAATAGACATTACGAAGAAAATAAAAGAAGCTATAGCTAATGGGGAAAATGTAGAAATAATAGTTAAAAGACAATAAAAATACAACGCTTATGGTAACATTTAACTCATTAAACTCGTTAATAGACGATATAGTCCTAGAAATAAGAAATGGGGATGTGTCAGCAAGCGACACATTAAGTAGGTTACAGATAGAACAATGGATACACTATTATAGAGCTTTACTCATCAAACAGGATATAGACAAGGGTAGAGATATAAATCCAGCGTATTTACAGAGTTTAGATGGTGTACGTCTATTAAAAGAAGATTATGGTAAAAATGGACAATTAAGAACAGATAAATATCGTCATATAACAGAAATAGAAATACCAAAAACAATAGACTTACATTTTAAATCTGGTATAGTATCTGTTACTGATGTATTTGGCAATCCTATACAAGTCACATCAGAACAAAGGGCAGTATGGCAAAGAGATAGAAGATGGACATGTAATGATTATTTAGCTTACTTAAAAAATAATCATATATATGTAGAAGGACCTAAACTGTTAGAATATATAAATATTAAACTTTTAGCAGAAGATCCAACAAAAATAGCTAACGAAGTAAAAGACGATGGTACAAAATGCTATAATGCTAATTTACCATATCCTGTACCGGCTAATATGATACCTGTTATCAAACAAATGATAATGGAAAAAGAATTAGGTATAATGATTACTATGCCATCTGATACTAAGAATAATATTTCTAATGATTTAGAAAATATAACTATTAAAAAATAATGAAGCAACGTAAATCGTATACAATACAAGATTTTTATAAATACTATTTAGAAGAAACTAAGGACAATAGCTTATATAAAGTAGATTATAAACTATATAGAACTATAGTAAGTGAACTATTTAAAGATATTAGAAATAAACTAATAGAAGAAGGTGAAGAAATAAAATTACCAAGTAGATTAGGTGAAATAAGTATAGTAAAAACAAAACCAAAATATTGGGATGGTAAGCATTGTTCTATAGATTTTCAAAGTACAAAAAAATTAGGTAAATTAGTATTGTATCTAAACGAGCATAGTGATGGTTTTAAATATAGGCTACATTGGTATAAAAAGAAAGCTTTAGTGCCATTTAAGTCTAAATATCAAATTGTACTTACTCGTGAAAATAAACGAAGACTAGCTCAAATTATTAAGAATAAAGAAAGAGATTATATAGAATTAATATGGTTTACAAACTCATAAGTTCAAGAAGTGTTATTGCTAAAGTTATGGCTGACTTAGATATAAAAGAAGATTCACTACGTATATCAGATATGATAGAATGGTGCGGTGAAGCTGTTGAAAAGATCGGTGCTGTAACACAATTAATACGTAAAGTATCTGGTGAGAATGATGTACCTTATTTGAAAGTAACTAACTATCAAGCCGCCTTACCAAGTGATTTATACCACTTGCATCAGGTGGCTTTTTCTTTAAATGATACTGTGAATTTTACACCTATGCGTTTAAAGACAGGTTCGTTCGGTTTGAAAGATAATGTAGGTGACTATGTTGATGAACTACAATATTTTATTAAACCTGGTTATATTGTTACTAATAATGAAAAAGGGTGGTTAAAAATATCATATGATGCTTTACCAAAGGATGATAAAGGTTATCCGCTTATACCTGATCTAATTTCATATCAGGAAGCTATATATTGGTATATAACAATGAAATTAAAATATCCTGAGTATTTGAATGGCAGGATGAATAGGGAAATATATTATGACCTGAGAAGATCATGGAATTTTTATAGACAGCAAGCGTATGCAGAAGCTATGTTACCAAATGAGGATGGTATGAAAACCATACAAAATGTATGGATTAAATTAGTACCAGAATTAGATAGTCACGACACATTCTATTATTTTACAGGTAAACAAGAAGAGATTTATAATACGAATTAATATGTTTAATACTACTAATGGTAAAATTCATACCCAAACATTTTTGGGCGGTATGAATAAAGATTTAGATGCAAGTGTATTACCTAGTGATTCTTATAGAAATTCAACTAATATTCGTATTACTAAAATTAACGATAAGAAAGGTACTATACAATTTATACCTGGTGTAGAACAAAGTTACGATTTTGGTGAGAGTAAGTTTTTATTATATGTAGGTGGTACTGTAATTAGAAATTACGCCTTATTTATTTTCTATCATACTACAGAACGTGTAAACTATTTTTATAGATACGATAACAATAAAACTGAAGAAGAAAATAGGGTAAAGCTGATAGGTAAAGGTCCGTTAGGTATAACTGCAAATTACAAGTTATCGTTTGTATCAAGATGGGAAGACGACGATAACGTAAAAGTTTATTGGGCTGATGGAGTACATCAAATAAGATATTTAAACATACTACAAAACGATAAAGTATTTGGTCCTACTGATTTAGATCAAGTACCAGATATTTCAGTAAATAAACCAGAATTCGTTGGTTATGGTATAGGTCAATTAAATTCAGGTAAAATACAGTATGCACATCAGTTTTTCAATAAAAATGGTGTAGAAACACAAATATCACCATTAAGTGATATGATATATCTTACTAAATATTCAGACGGTAGTAAAGATACTGATATACAAGGTACATCAGAAGATGAGAATTCGGAAGCATCAGTTATTTTAAATATAAATCTTAATGAAAATACATTTGAATATGTAAAAATTTACTCTATTTACTATAAAAATAATAAAGATCTACCAGTAGTAAATGTAATTTATCAAGGTAAACTAAATAAATCACAAGGTAATTTTACATATGAAGATTTTGGTACATCACGAATAGAAGAAATAACAATAGAGGAATTCAACTACATATCTGGCTTTAAATTAGCACCGAAAATATTAGCGACTAAAGATAATTATTTATTTGCCGCAAATGTAAAAGATAGTACTTGGGATATAGATTTTGACGCTAGAGCATATAGATTCTCAAGAATAAAGTCTACATTACTAAAGGCGTATTTTGATCCTGATAATAGTGATATAGATACGAATGAAATATATTACTATGTATCCACATTGAGAGATAGTGGTAATAATAGAAACTATATCGTAGTAAAAGGTAGTGATTTTAAATCTGGTAATGTTAATTGTGTTATACGAAAAAGTAGCACAGAAACAGAAGAAATAGATAAAACACACGATTGCATAAATCCGTACAATAGTTATATCGGTATTAGAAATGTAGAATTAGGTAATTCAGATAATCTTAATATAGATGAATACGTAGAAACACTAAATAATGAAATAGATGTAAATCTAGCTACTACAGATAGAAATGCATTTAACAATAAAGTAGAAGGTTTACTTAATGTATGCGTATATGGATATATAGATACTAATGATACTCAAGATGTCTATAGATTTGGTGCAATTGGTAATAACGTATCATTTAGAACGATAACATCAGAATTAGCTGGTTATTCTAATGGTGAAATTCCAGTATTAAATTCTACAAGTACTGCAAGCGAAAAAGAAATACATTATTTTGATGGGTTTAATGAAAAAACATTATACGATTCATCTACTTGGGATTATAGTGACGCTAAACGTGGATCGTCCGATATAAACAATATTATACCAAAATCGTATATAAATACAAAAATAGATGGTAAATTAAAGAGTTATCAACGGGATGAAATATATAGATTAGGTTGTGTATTATATAATTCATCTGGTGAAAAATCTACAGTAAAATGGATATGTGATATGAAAATGCCGAAAGATGCAGATTCTTTTAGTGAAATATTTACATATTCAGGCAATATAAATTCTAATGGCACTGTAAAATGCAAACCGTTAGGATTACTATTTAATTTTAGAAATTTACCGTCAGAAGTAACAAAAGTAGAGATAGTACGATGTGAACGTACAGCTAACGATAGATCTATATTAGCACAAGGTATAGTAGGTAAAGTATTTAAATATGATACAAACAAAACTAATTTAGTATCAATAAGACCTACTAATTTTCCTAGTATGTGTGATAGTTATTCTACCATAGCTATGAATGGTAATGTATTCGATGTTGCTGAACCTGATAATGAAGATGGATTAACTACTTGGTTTAATACTAAATTTGGTTATGTAAATAAAACAGAAAATGAATTAGATGACTATTTTATATTTGCTAGTCCTGAAATATCAGTAAATGGTGAGGCATTTTATGATCAAATTAAAAACAAATCGTTATATTTACAGACACTATATACCGTAACATCTACTTTAGGTAAAACTGTAGATTACGTAATTAGAGCAAACACTAACATTATAGAAGATAATATATATGGTGTAGCTTTAGCAAAAAATTTAGGTACTACAGCAAATCCACAAGATGAAACAATAATAGATGAGGATAAGACATTACCTAACGATCCCGATACAAATATTTCTTATCGTAAAGATACTGGTTGTTATGGTATATATTATACTAAAGATTCTACAAAATTATTATATGTAACAGGAACTTACGATAATACAGATAGTCCAGAAACAGTTTCATCTAGAGTACGTTATTACAGAGATACTTTAGCGTTTACTTATTATTATAAAAATTATATACCTAGTGTTAGTTGGAATAATGTAAATAATACAGGACACGCTCATAATATAATAGGTAATAAATCCGAAATAATAGATTTTAAATATGCTAAAGTAATAGATTTATTATCGTATTCTGGTCAATCTGAAGATACTTTAGCATTGGATAATATGATCCAAATAGGTGATAACAAGTATTTGAATCAATATGATACATTATTTACTAACGCATCTCTAAATAACACTAACTTTGTATACAATAGCAAATGGGGACCTCATGGCGCTTGTTTTATTGTAAATACCAACGCAGGAATAATAAATAGGGGCGATAGTGTTGCAGATAAATTCTATGTAAACGGTATAAATTCTATAGGTGAAGGCGATTTAATTCCAAAAGTAATATCTATTAGTTCTACAGTAATGGTTAATTTACGTACTAATGTAACACCATATGGAGGTAACAGTTACAATGTACGTGAAAATAGTACTTATGTAAGTACAGGATATATAATAGACGTAGATAATAGCAAAATAGAAGATATACCAGTATTTGGTGGTGATACTTATATAAACATATTCGAATGGTTATCTGGTTATGTGAACCCAATAGAAAGATCTGTAAGACAACGCACAATGACTGTATGTTATTTTCCAGTAGAAACATCGATAAATACGGGTTTAATACAAGAACCAGAATTTCGTAGAGAACAGAATAGATATATTAATTTTTATGCCAGTGATGCATATTTTAACTATACACAAGCTTATCAAGAGTATAGATATAATAACGCATATTCTGCAAATTCTACAATATCACAAAATGTAAGTTCTCACGAATTTGACGAAACCAATAAGACGTTTGACTGTAGAGTATATGGTTCAGATCCAAAAACAAACGATGAAACTAGTGATTCTTGGTTACATTTTAGACCTGCTGATTATATAGAAGTAGATACTAAATATGGTCCAATAAACGGTTTGAATGTATTTAATAATAGGTTATTCTTTTTACAAGAAAAAGCGTTTGGTACAATTTCAGTAAATGAACGATCTTTAATACAAGACAATAACCCTGGACAATTGGTACTAGGTACTGGAGACAAATTACAAAGATACGATTATATATCTGAACGTTATGGTATAAGAAACGAAGATACATACACCATAGTAAATTCAACAAATTCTTTTTACTGGTTAGATTATTTAAATAAAGCTATATTAAGATTTAGTGAAAATTTAAGTATATTATCTTTAGAAAAAAATATAAGTACATACTTAAATACAATAAGCTTGGATAATTCTGTAAGCATTAGCAATGCAGTATCAGATAATATGAATAACGAAATATATTTTACTATAGATGAAAATACTAACGATACACTAGTTTATAATGAAGAGTTAGGTAAGTTTACTTCGTTTTATAGTTTTAGTCCAGAATCATACTTTAATTTTAATACTCAGTTATACTCTTTTAAGAATAATAAACTGTATTTACATAATAAAGTTACAAACGATAATAAGATATACGATGAATTACCTATTTATTCATTAGACTTTATAGCAAATACAGATATTCAAAATATAAAAGTATTTGATACAATTACATATCCTGCTTGTGATTTAATAAAACCAGATAACGGTATAGAATGTATAAAGTGTGATGCGTTAAACCAAACAACAGGTATTGTAGAGCCAAAAATAGATAATAGAGAAACTGAATATTTTGTAACTATACCTAGAGATAACAGTAAAATTAAATTTGGAAATAGATTAAGGGGTAAATATATGAAATGCAATATAACTTTTAAGAATATTAATGATTTCAGTTTACCTTACTTGAATGTATTATATAGATATTCTAATATTTAATATGAAAAATAAGAAAATAAAATCAGGTAAACGTAAATTACCAAAGTATGAGTTAGGTTCAGTTGGTACAATTGCAGCAAAGCCACAATTTGTTACAGTAAACAACAATGATATTTATTCTACACTCCCTACTACAGTATCTACGGATTTGTTAAATAATGTAAATTCTAGTAAAGTAAACAGACCGAATGCTAGTCAAATATCAAATACTATATCTAACGGGTTAGGTATGTTAGGTGATATGGTATCAAGTATGAATACCAATGTAAGTACAGGACATGAACAGGATGCGGATAAGATACGAAATTCTATAAATTTTCAAGGTCAAAGTGTTAGTAATGCTAATAATCAATGGGCTAGTGCGTTTGAAAGTGCCAACTTAATGAATACATATCAACCGGCTTATATAGATAGAAGTGGTACTAACTATTCTGATTATGATAGTAGTGGTAATTTAGCTAGTGGTATAGGTAATACATTATCGTCAGCAGCAAGTGGTGCAGCGGCAGGTAGTATTGTACCAGGTATAGGTACTGCTATAGGTGCTGGTGTAGGTGCATTAGTTGGTGGAATTAAGTCCTTATTTAATCGTAAAAAGATAAGGAAGCAAGTAAAACAGCGTAGACAGGAAGTAGCTGAAGCAGAAGCAGCTGAAGCAGAACGTAGAGCAGCAGCTGAAAAACAAAGCGAACTTAATCTTACTAATGTGTCACATCAACGTTTCAACGCATTAAATGATGATTATACACAAACTACAACGTTCGCTAAAGGTGGTATAGTTGGTATACCGAATGCAATAGTAGACCACGGTGAAGTATTGCGTACACCAGATGGCTCATTAGACGTAATTACAGAGGGTTCTAGCCGCATTACGGATAACGTGTTAGCAAATCTACCAGCTGGTACACAAATACTCTCAGATCGCCTTAAAATGCCTAATACGGGCATGTCTTTTGCTGAGAAAGGTAGACAATTAGTAAAGAGTGTAGAAAAATCACAAAAACAATACGATAAAACAGGTGATAGGTTTGCTAAAGCTTCGTTAGAATTAAATAAAGCTAACGCACAGAAAGAATTTGATAATTTGTTAGCAATTCAAGAATATATGAAAACGAACAGTAGGCAAAATAAAAAACAAAAAGGCTATGTTGACGGTACTCAAGGTACTATACCACAAATAAATGTATACGGTAAGAGAAAAAAACGTATACCACAATTGGATATAAACAATGAGTTTATACCGGTATTACCTAATATGATTACACCAGATATGGCAGATGTAACTTTACCAACATCACCGTTAAATACACAAGGCGTAGACATAAACGATGAAAATAATAATAAAGTTGGCAATTGGTTTAAAAATAATTGGAGTACTTTACTGGGTAATGCGGCAGCATTAACACCTACTTTGTATAATACAATAAAAGGTTTTGGTAGTTATGATACTGTAGATCCTTACTATGTGAATGGTTCTCGTTTTTATAATGCTTTAGGTAATCAGGCTATACGCAAAATGGCTAATAGACGTTATAATATACAACCAGAATTGGAAGAAAATAGGATACAAACTAATATAGGTAGATATAATACCAGAAAATATAATACTAACACTGGTGCTAATTTAGCATCTGATGTAGCTTTGGTTGCAGGTAGAATGAGAGCTGATGCAAACGCTTGGGCTAAAAAGAACAATATGGATAATCAATATTTAGCTGATGAAGCTCAAATGATGGCAAATATTGGTGCTCAAAATGCAAATGCAGAACGTTTTGCATATAGTAATAATATGAACGAACGTAGGTATGCACAAGATTATAATGCACGAAGTAAAGCAAATAGAGATAATATGTTAGCTACAGGGTTAACTCAATTATCAGATTATGCACAAAATGCAATGTTAATGAGAAACCAAGGAAATAGAGATATGGCTGGTTTAGACTTATGGCGATTGTTTGCAAGTCTTGGTATGAGTGATTCAAACATTAAAGAAATATTAAACAGTTACGGTAGATAATTATGAGTACAAATCCTTTTTCACAACCAGCTCAAGCTAGGTTTATAAATACATATGTACCAATACCATTTGAACAATTGTATAACGTAGCTAATCAGTTTAATCAAGAGTTACGTAGACAAGAAGCTATATTGCAAGCGGATAGGGAAAAATATGGTACATTTCTATCTAGGTCTGAAAAAGATATGCAGACTTATAATGATTTGGTATATGAACCAGCAAAAGCATTAGGTAAAAAAATTGCAGACAATCCTGATTACTTGAAAACACCAGAGGGTAGATCAGAAATACAGTCTATGATAAATAGTAGAGATTACGGTCTATTATCACAATTAAAGCAAAACGCAGTAATGTTAGATGAGGCTTGGAAAAACTATGATCCAAGATGGCAAGATGGTACATACGAAGACATTACTAATTGGGATACTTCTACGAAAGGATTATGGGATAGACAAATGTTACCATATCAAACCGTAAAACAATTAACAGATGTTTATTTTAATGATCTTAAACCTGTAGTAGATAGATCTACATTAAACAAACCCTGGTTAAGATATAGTATAAGTCCGCAAGATTTATCAGAAACAGCAGATAGAACTATAAACGAAATATATCAATTACCAGAGATACAAAAACATATTCAAAATGCACGTAATAATGGTCTAATACCTAATGGTATGAGTGATTTGGAGTATGCTAAGAATATGGTAGTACAATCACAAAGAGAAAGACTATTTGAAGATGTAAAACCAAATACTGTTTTACAACATCAAGAAGATATGATGTTACGTCAGAGAATAGCAGCCATGAGAGGGGCTAATGGAAATACAGATATAAACTATCCCCCAGTAACAACATCTGATGCAATAAAAGCAGATTTAAATGCACGTACAGTTAATCAATTGCAAAATCCAAATCTATTTCGGTTATATAATAGTACTTACGAAAGAATTGCTCCAGCTATGGTAGCTAATACTAGACATTTAAACGATACGGCATTAAAGTTGCAACAAGCTAGAAATAACAACGATAAAGCAGCTGTTAAACGTTATACAGAGCATATGAATATATATGCTAACAGATTGAATAAAGCTGCAAGATTACTACATGATGCACAAAAGAAAGATTTAAAAAACATATATATAGATGAAAATAAAGTAAATCCAGATAATTTTACAAGTAAAACAGCAGATATATATGTAAAAGGTGCTAATAATTTTATAGATAGAATTTCTATACCTGTACAAGATCAGCAATTTTTAAACGATATGCGAGAACAAACTTCACAAGGTAAAGTATCTATTTCGGTTAATGCTAGTGCGCCTACAGAAGGTTTTGTGTATACAAATATGAAAAATCTAACGCCGGTTGTATCTTTCGTTAGTGAGGCTATTGATTCCCCTAATATGCGACTAAAAACAGATTCGAATATAGATTTTGACAAAGCTTTCAAGAAAATAAACAATTCCGTATCCATACCTACAGGTAATACTATTACAAAGATAGATAATAATGGAGAAAGTAGATCATACGAAAAAATGTTAACTTACGTAAGAGTTAGTGATTTGAAAGAGTATGGTATAGATAAAGATTTTCTAGAAGATAATGGCTTTAAAATTTATAATAATATTAGTGCTCGTTATGTAAATAAAAAGTCTGCAAAAAATATTGAAGGTGTTGACACTAGTTGGGGATCTTATACAGACGATAGTAAAAGAGCTACTCTTACTGGTGAATGGGTGGAAATTCAAACATTAAGTGAAATACCGTTTAGCGGTACTGTTGTTACTAGATCAAATTCATTAGATTGGAGATCTAAAGCTGGTACTACTTATTCTGCTGATAATCAAATATATGCAGATGATCGTGGTTATTCTAATATAAAGTAACGATAAAGTAAATACAATTTATGAACAAAAATGATCTTTTTAGACCGATTACTAATCCAAATATAGGTAACGATATATATGAAAAATCTAAAAATACGGTAGGTATACCATCATATAGTACACCGAGTATAGAAGGTTATGATTATATATATGACGAAAATTCTACTTTACAAAACTCTAATTCAAATCAAGAATTAACATCGGATGGAATAGGTGGTTGGTTTAGCGATAGTTGGAAAAGTTTTAGAAATAATCAACAGTTAGGTGATGCTGATAATATTAGGGGAAAAATAGTAAAAGACCTAAGACCAGAATTAGATGAACTTTATATCAGATCATCGTATTTAAAAACTGCATTAGCTGCTAGAGATGCTGCGGAAAACTATTTAGCCAATCCTACAGAAGAAAATAGACAATTAGCTGATTCAGCATTAACTGCTAGAGATAGCTTATATAAAAAGTATCCTGATATAATTAATGATTACGCAAATGCAAATGTAGATTTATCAAATGAATTAAAAAATGTTACAAATTCGATCAGTGATAAAACAAAAGAAATACAAGAAGCATATAACGAAATAAATGAATTACAATCGGCAGTAAAAGAACGTGGGAAACCATCAAGTGAATATGAAGCAATAGAAGCTAATACAGAATTTGAATGGTTTAATCCTAAATCGTGGTTATATAAAATGCCAGGTACTTTAGGTACTTCTTTTTCTGGTTGGGAATCTCAAGCAAAGGCGATAGGTTCTGCAATATTAGCTAATGGTATGCGTAATATGGCTATGACTTATGCTGCCTCTGCTGGTGGTCCTCAAGCAGCAGCTATTGCTAATGTTATAGGTTGGTCAATAGCTGTAGGTGATGTTGCTGCTACAGTGTTCTTTACTCGTGAAGGTAGACAAATAGAATCAAATCAAGAAGTATATCAAGCATACAAAGACAAGGTAATAAATGATCTTGCTAGTGCTGGTATAGATTTAAATCGTCTTACACCACAAATGTATGAAAATTTGACTGGTGTATCAGCAGAAGGTAAGAATATACAGGAAATGCAAGACGATATAATAAGCGGTAATACACCAATTAAAACCGAAAGAGAAAGTGCAATAACAAATGATATATTACGAAACAGTGTAGAAGGCTTAGATCAAGTAGAAGCTAGAAATATGGCTTTAGGCTGGTCTGATATAGCACAAACAGCTATAAACTTTACACCAGTAAGAGGGTTAATAGGTAAAGCATTACAACCTGTAACAAGGGTAACCAGTAAAATAACTACACCGGTTAGTAATGCAATTACAAACTATTTGGAGCATGGTATATCAAAAAACAAACTATTACGTAATGCTGATAAATTCTTAAAAACAAATAAAACTGGTATAGCAGTTAGGAGAATAGGTGGTGCTACAACTAAAATAGGTGCTACAGCAGCTTTAGAAGGAATGGAAGAGGGTGCTCAGTACCTAATAAGTCAGGATTACGCTAATAAGAAGATAAATGAAGATTACTCAGGTTTTACTGGAGAATTAAAAGGTTTATTAGATAATATTGGTTATTATTCGGAAACGGCTAAGGCTATGCTAGGTATTTCTGGTAATCAAGCATTAATGAACGATAACGAATTTTTTCAAAATATCAAAGCTGGTGCTATGATGGGTACTTTGTTTGGCGGTATAGGACAGGCAATACATACACCAAGAACAATATATAAAGAAATAGCATCTGATAATTATATACGTAATCTAACTGCTGATCAGTTATTAGCTAAAGACGATATGATTAAAGCTGAAATGTATGCAGACTTGGCTTTAAAAGGCAAAAAAGATTACGTATTATCGTCTTTAGATAAACTTAAATATATCTACCCTAAAGATGTTTTGAGTGAAGAAGAAATTGAAGCAGAAAAGAAAAGAGCTAAACGTGTTATAGATACTGCAACTTCACCAGCTGTAACTTCATTTATAAACGAAATCTCTAAAGACGGATATGGTACAGAAGATCATAAAATACTTACTGGGTTAGTAGTAAACGCTGAAGATAGGCTAAACATAGCTAAACAAGATTTTAATAATGCGTTAGCAGAGGAAAATGCTGTTTATAATAACAAAGAAACAAACGATTATGTTAATGATTTAACAAACGACAATAATAATACGGATCTAATAAAATCTATAGTAATACACAAAGCTAGAAAGAAAGCTCTATTTTCGTTAGTAAATTTAACAAATCTAAACTCTAAAGCTAGAAAATTAGCAACAGCATTAGATAATATGGCATTATCAGATAAATCTACAGAAATTATAGATAATTTATATAACAGATTAAAAACGTTAAATAATACAGAATCTAATGTATTAGCAAATTTAAAAAAGGAATATAATGAAACTGATGGAGCTATACCATTTAACGACATATCATCACCAGTATTAACAGACGCTGTAGAAGCTGAAAAGAAATTCATATTAACCAAATTAAGTAGAGATAGTGCTTTAGAAGATTGGACTAGTTTACTTGGTTATAAGGTAGATTTTGTTGGTAATAATTACAGAATAAAACATCATAGGAATTATAAAGGTGAAAGTAAAGATGCATTAATACAAACAGCATTAGATAAGATAGAGGAATACAGAAAAGCTAAACGTGACAATCTTAACACTACGCTAAAGGAACAACGAATAGGTGATAGCAATAAAGAGATTGAAGCTAACGAATTGCCTCACAATCATCTACAAGGTGAACCTGAACAACCAGTTGGTACTATATTTGATAGTAACGAAAAAGAATCTGTAGTAGAATCAGAAGGTTTAGATGACAATATGTCTAAATCAGATATTGTGCCAATAACACAGGATAGTAAAGGTACTGCAATACAAAATGCAGAAACTGCAACACAAAATGCAGAAGAAGAAAACTTTATACAAGAAGAACAAAATTTATCTAATGAAGATGATATAATTAACAATCAAACAAATAATACAGATGACGATATATTAAATGACTTATTTGGTGAAGCTGAAGAATTAGGTGTGTCATTACCAGATAATGAAAAAAATACTAATACAGAAGAACAAAACTTGACTGATGATGATATATTATCAGAAATATTTGGTGGTGAATTAGAAGCTGTAAATACTGAAATACGGCAAGCTAATGAAGATATTAACAAACCTACTGATACAGAGGAGAATATAATATCAGAAGTAAGTCAAGACGACACTAACGCATCTAACGAAATAGTTACAGAACTAAACAATGATACAAAAGTAAGTAGTGCTATAGAAGCAAAAAACGATGTTAATAATCAAGATGATGACATATTAAATGAAATGTTTAATAGTCAGAAAAAAGTAGACGAATTACCAGTAATACCGAAACCACTACCAACGCAAGAGGAAATAGATAATAATGCTGTAGACGAAGATTACAAAACACAGCAAATAAGTGCTGAAGAAGCAGCAGATGAATCTACGGAAGAAAAAATGAATAGCGATTTAAAAGCTAACGAAAATGTAGATGATTCTCCAGTAATAGATGTAAAAAAAGATAGAATTTCCCATAAGCTTATAGTAAATCCTAACATAGATACGCCACTAAAAAGTGGTTATGAAAACGGTAAAGCTTTCTTAGAGTTTATGTCAAACCCTAATGCGTTAGATAATGTAACTATTGACATTACTGTTGAAAAATGGAGAAAAGGTTTTGATGTAAATAATCCACTTACGTATAACGATGCTGCAATATATGTACACATTATTGATAATGCTACAGGTAAAAAATATATTGCCACAATAAGTGATCCAAACAGATTAATAACAACAAACAAATCAGAAGAAGCATTATTCAAACCAACAGAATCAATACCTGAATATATACCTGCTTATAGTGAAGATGTAATAAACAATCTAATACAATTTAGAGCTAAAATAATACAATTGTATTATGGTTTAAAACCAGGACAAAAATTAACTGTTACAAAACTTATAAGAACTGCTGGCAGATTAAATAGTAAACAGGGTAATAAATCTATATTACATAGTAAATTAATTGGTGATATTAAAGACATATATGATATAGATAGCGATAAGTTATTATTCGGTATTGGTAAAGGTTTACGATATGGCAATAGTATAGTTAATAAATACGGTAATGTATTATATGGTAACGGTGGTTCTGGTACTATTTACTTGTATCCTAAATTAAATTTATTACCGATAAAAGCTGAAGCTATGATGGGTTTCCCTGGTTTTTCAAAAATTGGTATAAAACTAAACCCATTACAGTTTAAACAACACAGAGATATAGCAGAAGTAATTCTTGACTTTGCTGTAAATAGATCTGCTGCTGAAATAGGTAATGTAAACGGTACACCATTTAACCCTTTACAGGCTTTGCAGTTTATAGTAAATTTCGGTAATAAAACATTACTTGATGAAGCAAATAAAATAGCTTTTCCTTGGTTAATCAATAAACAGTTTGCTAGAACTGAAATGGGTGATGGTATAATATTAGGTAATAAAGTATATAAAGATGTAGATATTAATACAAATCCAGCTATCAGGGAAGAAGCTATTAACTTTATAATGCAAAATCAGCATTTTGCTTTTGATAAAGACTTTGCGTTTGGTTATATTCATCAAACAGTAAATAATCTACAACGGTGGTTTATTATAAACCAAAAAGAAAGATTAGAATTAGTTCCTAACAAAATATTTTTTGATCTACAAGACGTTGGTCTTACTAAAGTAAATGGTAAAATAACGTATGACGATAAACACCCAAACGGCTTATCTTGGATAGCGTGGGCAGCTAAAAACAATCTTTTACTTACAGATATAGGTGATCCAATATGGAAAAATCCTTTTACTTATATAGAAGATGTTACTGTTGAAGATTTACCTGCTCCAACTACTAAGAAAATTATACAAAATAACTCTACTACAAAAACTACTACTACTATAAAAAAATCAGGTAACCCCTTTGATAGATTAAATAAAAAATTAGGTGCATCTATGAAAGGTGTTGCTGTAGAAGAAAAAGATAAATTAGCAAATCAACTCGAAGAAGCTAACGACATTAAAAAAATGTTAGGTAGTTCCTTCAAAATAGAAACAGAATTATCAGATCAAGAAATACAAGATATATACGACTTAACAAAAACTGGTACAAGATTATTTGGTCTTACTTTGAGAGACTCTATATTATTATTTAATGGTGCTATAAAAGGTACCGGTTATCATGAAGCATTTCACCGGGTATCTCTATTGCTATTAAGTCCTAGTGAAAGAAATAGGATATATAATGAATATCGTAAAAATAACAAGCTGAAGCTAAAAACCAACGAAGAAGTAGAAGAATTATTAGCTGAAGATTTTAGAGAATATGTCTTAAATAGAGTAAACACCAAAGATATAGGTAGAAACAATTTATTTAAACGTCTATATAATTTTGTAAGAACTCTAACTAGATTGAAGAATTGGCAGAAAAATCATTTGTTTAAAAATATAGTTAGCGGTAAATTTAAAGACAATAACGTTAACTTAGTTTCAGAGCAGTATTTTTCTGACACTTACGGCGATGATGGTGCTCCATTTAAAATAAATGGTTACAATTTTAAAACTATACATAGTGTAACAGCATTTTATAATATAGTTAATGCGCTAAAAGCGTATGTATTTGTAACTAACAATATTAATACCATACAAGATATAGACAATATAGAAAATCCTAAAATTATATTTGATGAAGTATATAATATAATGAAGGAATCTACTGAAGACTATTCAGCAAGTAAAGATCAAATAGAAGTAAGAAAAGAGATAGTAGAAAAATACTATGATATATTTGTACCAGAAATTAAAAAAAGTATGTCTTCTACTTTTTTACGTGTAATAGATAAAGAAGAAGTAGATAGGAAAGATAAAGTAGATTCTGGTGATGCAAAAGGGGATACTATATCTGCACATATTTTAGATTCAACCGAAATTTCTAAAAAAGATAATGCTTTAGGTAGTGTAAAAATATTTATAAGTACTATTATCAATTCTAAATTTGGTGAAAATAATGAGTTAGAACAAATAACAGATCCACTAACTGGTTTACCTACATTCTTTAATTTTGACTTAGCGTGGAATACGTTAATTAGGGATTTACATAACTGTGAAACTTATACAGAAATAGAAGATAGAATAAACAAATTAGCTGAAACTAAACCGTTTTATAAAGCTTTATCAAATAAGTTAAAAAATACTGATGATAATAACTTCAAAACGCAGTTTTATCAGACTATGAAATCCCATATACACCAATATGTACAATTTAACTATACGAAGTCAAAAAAAGGTAAAAAGTCATTATTTAGTGGCAGAATATTTGATTCAAATCTTACTAGAGCAATAAGAGCGTATCCTCGTATTTGGGCTAGTGCATTCTTTAGTAATGATAAACTCTTTACTAAAAACTTGAGTAAAGAACCGACACCAAATAAAGCGGCGTTAGAATCTATAATTGATGATTATAACAAATTAGTGGGCATAGTAAATAATCCAAATAGTCCTTTAAATAAATTTGGTAATTTATACAGTCCTGACAATTTATACAAATTTAAACAAGCTATAGTTAATTTATTAAATAATGTTGGTATATTTGTCGATGTCGATACTATAGACTCATTATTACATAACGATAAACAATTTTACAAAGATGCTCTTACAGAATTTGATATGGTTAGACGATTACTTACTAATGAAAATAAAGGTAGTCTATCTAATTTATTTACTAATATATTAAAGGCTGTAGCTAATGAGGAAGTAACTACCATAACAACAAAGAAAGGTAAAACTATAACTTATACAAATCAAGAATTATTTGTCAGATCTTCTATAGTCGTAGATTTAGCTAAACAATACGCTAAGATTCACCCAAGCCCAGAAGAATCTTCTGTATTAGGCGCAAATGGTGCTGTATTATTTGAAACATCACAAAATTGTTATTTGACAGACCAAGTAAGATGGCTTAATCAGGATGATAATACAATTAGTAAGCTGAAACAAGTAGTATATAATTATGGTGAAAACGGTTTCGGCTCACATGTTTTAAATGTACTAGATTCTGCTAGACGTAACGGTGAAAAAATAAAACTTAATGTTAAGACTTTTATTAATTTCGTAGAAGAAAGCTCAGGAGATAAAGGTAGAGATTATGTTAGCATTACTCCGTTAGAAGATTATGTAGCTAAGATGTCATTAGTTAGGAATGATTATATAATAGCTCCTACTTTAGCTGATAAAAAGACTTATTTCGTAATACAAGGTATACCGTTATTCCACGAAGGTATTATATTAACAGATAATAATACATTTGACTTTGGCCAACAAACAACCGATCAATTTATAGAATATGCATATGCCGAATTAGCAGCAATTAAAAGAGCAGCTAACGACATAAAAACTATGCCAGAACGAGATTTAGTTAAAAATTACCATATTGGTAAAAACGCAAGAGGTGAAGGTAATGGTTTACGATTTAGGTATTTTAATGGTATCTATATGAATACTGATAAAGGTATGAAATTTATAGATTTTAATAAAATACTAGACGAAGCAAATTCTATTGAAGACGGTATAGCTCAAGTAGAGGAAATGTTTTTTAATATTCCTAGTGAAGATCCTAATTTTGATTTACGGTCTGTACAACGTGCTTATGTAAATGATCTATTATATCGTGCAGTATGGAATGAATTGTATTTTGCAGAAGAATTAGGCCTAATTAAGTTTAAAAATAATGACAGGAATATAGCCAATTTAGAGAATATAGCGTTAGATGATACTGTATTACAAGAACAGGTAAATAAATATAAAAAACTTTCACGTAATGAACAGACAGCTTGGCTAATAGATAATGCTAATGCTATTGCTATTATGGATATGATAGCAGACTATACTGTAAATTCAATAGTATCTATTACTGAATTTGAAAAAATATTTAGTAAAGATCCAGCTTATCATAAAGATACAGATGCAAAAATTAAGCGTTTATCTGCGCTTACTTCAACTGGTGATAATCTACGTATAGATTGGCCAGTTGGTCACGAATTAGACGGTAGAACTACATTTACAGTAAGTGAATTAAAAGATAATGAAGTTTACTCATCGTTTTATGATACATTACATAAATTATTTTATGATAATTACAAACGAGATTTTATCAAAGAAATAGGCGGTGTAGATGAAACTACAGCTATTGCATATGCAAATGACGAACAGTTAGCAATAGATAATCTGGGTAAAGAAAAATACGATTATATCATTAGTTTAGCTACTACACAAGCTGACTTTAATACTGAGGTATATAAGAAAGATGACAATAAAGCTGCTGGTAAAATAAATCAAGCTGATGCTGCTGTATACATTAGACCAAAAATGTACAAAGATATTTTGCAAATGCTTGGTGAGTGGAATGACGACGTTAGGGTTGCATTTGAATATCTTGAACAAAACGATGATAGTTGGTTATCAGATCCAGTAAAGTATAACAAAGCTATAAAAGCAGTAATTAAGCCTTTGAAAATGATGTATTTTGGTGATACTTTCTTACCTGAATATGGCCTAGATGTACCAATTTTTGATAAAATGGCAATATTCCCATTATTTCATTTTATGGCTAATGGTGATTTACGTGACTTATATAATAGGATGAATGATGAGAATAATCCTATAGATATGGTTACTTTTGAATCTGCTGTAAAAGTTGGTAATCGTAAAGCTATGAAACATTACAAGAACGCTGATATGAAAGAAGTCAACGATCTTAATAATATGGAAGTGTATACCCAAGAATTTAAATATTTACGTAGACAATTAATAACAGATCCTCATCATGCATCAGAAATAAATGCTGGTACACAGTTTATTAAAACAGCAATGGCCAATTTAATACCAGATCGTGTTTATAGGGAAGGTAAAACAAACGAACGCAAAGGTGAAGAATTAGCAAAAGACTATTTTAACGCAATAAACGAACTATCAAATAAGGGTGTAACAGAATTGTTAAATACATTAGGTGCAGAAATAGTAGATAATGATATAGTAATAGAAGATTACACAAAACTACTGAGTATACTTAGAGAAGATGCTAAAAATTCAAATATGAGTTATAGTGTTATAGATGCTCTAACACCAGATGAAAATGGTCAAATACGTATACCTCTACCAGCTTTAGCCGATATGCGTTGGTTAGAGAGTAGATTAGTATCTTTAATCAATAGTTATGCAATAGATATAAAAACACCAGGGAACGCATTTATACAGATGTCTTCCTTTGGTTTAAAGTCTATAAGTTCTGTAGACGACATTTCTAATTATATAAACAACGGCAACCCATTACGTTACTATGAGGATGGGGCTATGGATAGTGTAGTATCCATTACTCTATTTAAAGATGTATTACCATCAAAATCTAAAGATTGGTCATTTTTCAAAAAACGCGAATGGTTACTTAACAATAATATAATAGGCCCTAATACAAATCCTTGTGCTTTAGGTTATCGTATTCCTACACAGGGTTTAGGTAGTATTTCTGCACTCCGTATAGTAGATATATTACCAGAAAATATGGGGGATGTTATCGTATTACCAGATGAATTTACAGCTCTTACTGGATCAGATTTTGATATAGATAAATTATATGTGGCAAGATTCAATTATGATAAATCTGGTAAAAAAATAGAATATGATAGAAATAAATCTGTAAGTGATAACAGTTCAAAACAATTACAAAATTTATTACTCGATACATTCGTAATAAAATTAACTGATGAAAAGAGTGTTGGTGAAACAAGGATGCCACTTGATGTAACTACAGATACATTAAAAGGTAAGATATTAAAGGATATAGAAAGGGAAAAACAAACAGAACAATATGTTCCTTATAGATACGTATCACCTAAATTTCAATCAGACAAAAAGAACGAATACACTACTGGTAAATTAGGTATAGGTCCTTTCGCATTAAATAATTCTCACCATGTATTAACGCAACTTACTAATCTTAATTTCAAATATAATCCGATATTAAATGTATTTGGTATAAATTCGTTAAGTGGTATATATGGTGTAGATAATAAACGTATATTAGATTGGTTATCAGCACTAATAAATGCATTTGTAGATATAGCAAAAGACCCATATATTGTACGTTTAAATGTTGTACAATGGACGTATAATATGGCTAATATGTTATTACGTTCAGGTAAAGGGGAATCAACGTTTTACTTTTTATCACAGCCTATATTGAAAGATATGGCAAGTGCGGTTGATAAAACAAAAGGTAGGTACGGTACAGATGATACAAAATCTGCAAATAGGTTGGAAAGAGAGGCTATAAATAGTGTATATGACAAATATTACAATATAGCTAAATCTCTAGCAAACAAAGAACAAGCAAATAAACTAGACTCACTACGTAACTACGATAGGTTAGAGCTGGAAAATAAAGTTGAATTACTTGGGTCTATACCAAATATATTCAGTGTACGATGGGAAGGTAATAAATCTAAAGGGTTTTTAGCTGATTTAATACATACAAATAATAGTGATAGAAACTTCGATTGGTATTATAATCAGTTATTTGTTTACACAGTATATGATGCATTAACACCTGCTGCAAAAGTATTAGCTGAATTAGTGCATAATTCTCAAATAGACACAAAGAAATATGGTAATAATTTTACTTTATTTAAAATGTTTAAAATAAAAGTATCAGATATGTTTGATACTAATAAATTATTATCTAATCTTGTTTCTTATTGGAGAAAGAGTTTCTTAGAGACCAAATTCAACAACAGTGTGATATTAGGTAGAAAAATATTTAAAGATTTACTATTAACTACTAGTTCTGAGTTTTCAGATGCACATTTAAAAATGATGCATATTACTGGTAATTTATTAACAACATCAGAAGATATAGTAAATAGAATGTCTAATGTATTAGAATCTAGTATCAAATTAAAATATATCAGAAACTATGCACTAAATAACAGTATAGATATATATAGCTTGTTTTATGGCGATAATACTATAGCGGTAAGACTCTCAAAATTAAGAAGAGACATATATGACGGTAAATATCCAGAATTATTACTACCAGACGGTAGTAGTGCTAACACATTAATAAATATACTAGAGCCTGTATTTAGATCCAAATCAGATACATTTGACAAACCCGAATCACTAAAAATAAATAAGATAGGTAATAACGATGTGAATCTAGCTGATTCGGCAAAACGTTATTGGGAAGAGTTATTTGATAGTAATAATGACGAACTACGTACATTTGCTCGTGATTTGGCTGTTTATGCTATGATTGCTAGTGGTGATAATAGATCTATAAATTCTATAAATAACTTAATTCCAGATTCGTTTAAACAAGATATTGGTTATACGGATTATATTAAGGATTCGTTAATCACATTAAATAACAAACAATATGGTATAGACATAGATGACGTATTTGTAAATAACTGGTTTGATGATTATTTAGTAAGGGAAATAGATGAACAGAATATACTTGGTATAGATTCGCCAATATCTATTACTTATACAGATAATAACGGTGAAAATAAATTAAAATACCCACTATTATTTGTAGTTACAAGTAATGTAAGATCTACTGCTATAAATAAAGTAGCACAGCCGTTATTTGCGCCTTATGTAAAGATTAGTCTTACAACCAAAAATAACCCAAATACAACAGTACTATATAAATTAATAGGTTATTCTATAGCTGATGGTGAAGGTGAAGAAAAACCTATATATATAGCTATAAATAAGAAGGGTGTAAAAGATACAAGAACGTCAAATCTATACACAGAGTATAATGTAAAAGATTCCATATTACCATTTAATAAATTACCTTTAAGTTTATCTAATAGAGATTTAAGTCCTGATTACTTGCGTAAGGTTATAAATGAGATATACAAATTAAGTAGACATAATCCTATTGCGTTAAATACTATTCGTAATATGAGTGGTTATTTTACTAATAACCCATTTGAAAATGTAGAATTTTACGAAACTATGGAAACTTGGGATAGTGAGTATCATTCTGCAAATGAAGGCGAAGAACAATTAAATACAAACGAATCTACATTTGATGAATCAGCAAGAAATAATCCAAGTAATCAAGAAGATATAGTACTGAATACAGAAAACAAATTAAATATAAAAGTTATTGACAATAGTACAGAAATAGAAGATATTACAAAATATACCGATTACGATGCTGTATACGTTATTGCTAATTTAGATGAAAATGGTAATGTAGTAAGCAAGTATGATAAGTTAATCTATGCGTATGCGGCTAATAACAAACCTGTATACTTGATAAATATAGCTAAACCTTATTATTGGTTACAATGGTCAGCAAATGATAGTAGATTTACTACTGTTGCAGCTCCGTCGTATGCAGATAATTCCTTGATAATTAACGAATTAAAAGGTTTAACTTCTGTGGAATCACCGTATGATTTATCTATCGATGAAATAAATAATATGGTTAATACGTTACTGGATAATACTGCAAATAAAACCAAAATACGTTTAGATGATGAAGCATACGAAACTGCATTTAATAATAAGTTTGGCGAACGAATAGAATATCAGTGGTCTTTAGGTAATCCTGAAGGTTATGATATATCTATGAACGGTGATAATCGTTATAATGCCGAAAATGCTATATTTGATAGTGGTACTGTTGTAGACTGGTCGGAAAGTGGTGATGATATAGATATTAGTAACATGTCAATAGCTGAAGTATTTGATATGTTATATACAGGTACTGGTAATTTACCAAAAGTACAACAATCATTAATACATAATCCGTGGGCAGATTCAGTAGAAGTTGATCAAGATTTTGCTTATCATAATCTTTACTTGAAATTATATCAGATATGGGCAAAACAGAATCCTCAGTTAATTAACGAACTAGCTGTAATACTGAATAACTCTGATAATCATCTAACTGATTTGTCATATAGTAGTGATACAAAAGGTATAGCTGCAATAATAAACGCACCAAGAGCTTTAACTGACATATTAGATGATTACGATGCTAATATGCATTTAGATTTAAAAGAGAAATGGACTTACGAAGACTTGTTATTAGATAGTACTAATGATGTAACGTCTACTATTGATGATTGGACTTTTGATGATTTGGTAGCAAATAGAGTACCAGATATACCTGGTTATACTATTTCTAGTGAAGAATTTGATAAAACAATAAATTCTAAAAAAAATACAGTAACAATTGGCGAAAAAACCATAGATTTATCTGCTATAGGTATACCATTTGCATTAAATCAGCAACAAACTGAAGCTTTGAATAACATTGCATCTTGGCTTACTAAACCTATAGATCCAATTAAAGGTAATCCTTGTTTTACTCTTGTTGGTTATGCTGGTACTGGTAAAACTACTATAATGCGTGTTCTATTAGAACATATATTTAAAAATACAGGTATAAAAGCTAAACAAATAGCATTAGTATCTCCAACAAATAAAGCTGCGTCTGTATTAAGCTCTGTTACTGATTTTCCTGCATCTACAATTCATACTTTGTTAGGTTTAAGTCCTACTATAAACATAGATGAATACAAACATAATGAAATTATCGCAAGCACAGAATTTAATGCTGGTCGTAGAAATAATATGTTAAATAAGAAATTAGTAATTATCGATGAAGTTTCTATGGTTAACGATGACCTATTTAAAGATTTAATAACAATAGCAAGGGAACATCAGATTAAATTACTAACTGTTGGTGATAAAGCACAATTACAGCCAGTAAAACAAAATAGGGTAGGTTTAGCATTTTTCAATCCTATGAATTATGCTTTAACTAAAGTAGAAAGACAAAAAGGTGCTAATCCATTACTACCATTCTTAGATTATATACGATCTATATTTACTAGTAATCCAGATAATGTAAGTGAATATAATTACAAATCTGAATTTGATCATATGTCGAATTTAGATGAAAACGGTAACGGTATATTATTTGTTAGTAATTCACAAAACAATCAATTTTTACAAAGTATAGCAGATACATTTAATACGGAATTAGCTAAACAAAATAACAATTATGTTAAAGCGTTAGCATGGACAAATAAACGTGTAAACGAAATAAATACTTATGTACGTAGTAAATTAGGTTATACTGATCACTTTAATCCCAACGAACCTATAACAATGTACGACACTATAGAATTAGATGAAAATGATTACTTATTTAATTCTATGGATTACTCTATAGAAAGCTCTGAACCAACTGAAAAATACATACCATTTTTGGGTATAAGTCTACAAGGTTATAATGTAAAAATAAAATTAGGTGATTCTTATGTAAGTAAACCCATATTTGTAGTTACTGACGATACAAAAAGTTCAGAAATAGCAGAAATAATTAATAATGAGTTAATAAACCTATATCAAACAGAACCAAGTAAACGAGATATAAAATTGTTTTTTGATGAGGTGAAAGATAGTTTTTATAGTACATTTGATATGGTTACTTCTACTGGTAGAGTAATAAAAAAGAAAACATTAGATTATGGTTATGCTTCCACTGTTCACAAATCACAAGGTAGTACATATAATATAGTTTTTGTAGATGAAGCAGATATAAATAAAAACAATAGTCCACGTAATAGGTCTCAATTAAAGTATACGGCTTTTTCTAGAGCATCTGAATCAGTTGTAGTATTAACTAATAATAATATACTACCAGGTAACGTTAACAACGAAATTGATGAATTTAATAAGCGTAAATTCAATATTGGTGAATTTGACGATTCAATTATGAAACATTGTAAAGGAGAATAAATATGATATGTCCTAATTTAAGTAATCCAAAAGTAAAATCTGAATTTGATGAATTGAAAAATGCTGTTGGTGAAATAGCGGCATATGATATTTGGTCACAAAATAATGGTTATAGTGTAGATAAGACTCCCGAAGGGGAGTCGTCTATACTATTTGATCAGCTATTAGATATATATGGTAATAGGTTAGATGCGATAAAAGCAATATCTAAAGTATTTACTAAAAGCTTTAAAGCAAAGTACAATACCGCTAATATAGATAACCTGATAACGTATTTAAATAGTAATAACGGTAATACATATGAAAAATTAATAGCAGATAATAGTACGATTATAGATAAAACAGCAGATTTGTATGATGAATTAAAGCAAAGTAAATTAATAACACCTAATTCGACCTTATTTGGGGTCACTAGACCGCATTTAGAGGCGATTACAGACACTTTTGCGTTACAATCGATAAATAGTGCTATAGAAAGCAAAACTGGACTTAAAAAGGCTGCAAAATACCGTATACACAATGGTCAATTAACTGTAGATATAGACTACAATTCTATTTCCAGTGGTAAAGAACGTACCGATGATACTAATATTAGTACAGAATCGGCTATTACTATCGCAAATGAACTAGCACGTAAGGTTGGTGTTAAAGTAAAAGTTGTTACCAAAGATAAATTAAATCGATTAGGTATTAATACTGATGCAAAAGGCGTTATTATTAATAATACTGCTTACTTGGTAAAAGACAAGTTTGACGTAGATGTAGCAGTAGAAGAAGTTATGCATCCACTTGTACTTAAACTAAGTAAGGACAATCAACAATTGTTTGATAAACTGTTTTTTGATGCAAAGAAAGAATTTCCTAAAGAATGGGATTATGTAAAAACTAACTATACTGCTAAAGACGGATTTAACGAACATAGTAGAAAATTAGAGTTAGTAACAAAAACATTGTCAAAATATATAGTAAATAATAGCAATAATATTGAAAAAGCTGACCTAATAACTAAATTTTTTACATATATAAAACAACTATTAAGTAAGATATTTCCTAAGATAGCTACAGATACAAGTAATATAACATCTTTTAAAGAATTAGCAGATTTAATCAATAGTAAAGGCACAGTGTTTAGTGTTGCATATACATCTTTGCCACAATTTTCTAAAGAAGATATGAATAAATTAAATAACACATATAAACGTGTTATGGATGGTTTAAATCTTCGTAGAAAATCATTGTTAAGTTATAACTTAAAAGACGCTAAACGCATACGTAACTTAGAGCAATTGATTAAAAATTTAGATTTGATAGAAAATAAAGCTGAGGGTATAGTATTGTTTATAAAAGAGTCATATAATGATGCTAAAGATGCGTTGGATAGAATAAACAAATACAAAAGTCACATAGATTTACTAACACCAGATAGATTAAGACAATTGAATAGGGATTATATATCATTCTATAACCCGTTATTTTTTGGTAATAATGACAGTATCAGCCAATTGTTTAAAGGTGATAATAAAGCGTATTTCGATTTCTTGAATGAAGATGAAATAGATAACATAGTAAATATGCTAAAAGATTTACGTGAGTTTTATGCAGATTTAAATGAGGAATATTCAAATTTAAGGTTAGAATTAGTAAGGCGGAAAGTAAAGGAAAAGGGTGCTAGGTCTTCAACGTTAGAAGATGCTTTAAACAGATTAGAGGAGACTGATACTGATATATTGGAAGCATCAGTTTGGGCAGCTAGTACTGGTAATGTTAACGATGAACTTATGCGTATTATGCACTATGATGTTACAAACGCAAAAAATGAAGTAGATAGAAAGTCTATAACTGTATCTCACTTACTTGCTAATAGTCTTAAAAATGTAAAAAAAGAAAGTCTTAAATTACTGTATGAATTAGATGAATTTGGTAAACATACTGGTAATTTTGTTCGTTCGTTAAATTATGGTAGATTTAGACGTGATTATGAAGCATTCCTTACTGAACTAGCTAAAAAATATAATCTAGAAGGTATATACGATAGACCGACTGACGATAACGAATATATCGAATATATGCAAGAAAGGGACGAATGGTTATCTGAACATGCAGAAAGACGCTATACACTAAGATATTACAAAGCATTAAACAAATTGATACCTGCTGCTAGACGAGCTAGAGATGAATTTCAAACGCAAATAGAAAATATATTAGAACCTACTAGAGATGAAAATGGTAAACCACATTTAGAAAAACTAACAGAAAGTGAATATAAATTATATAAGTCATTACAAAAAAGAAAAAGTAACTTAGCAAATGAATATTATGACGATGGTTCACCTAAAGTTGGTGAAGACTTAGAAATAGCATTATCATTAAAAAAATATTATGACGAATTAGGTAATAACGAATTATACAAAATAAACTTAGAAAAATTTGAAAAGGCTAAACAAATAGCAAAAGATACTTTATCAGATTCCCAGTATAAAACATGGATAAAACGTAATACAAGAAGATATATAAAACCCGAGTTCTGGGATATACTAGATAAAATAAGAAATAAATCAGATAAACAAGTAACAGAAAGATATAAAAAACTAACAGAATTTAGAACTAAAGTATTAAGACTTTACCGTGATGAAAATTTAATAGTAAATGAAGATCAAATGCCAGATAAAGTAAAAAAACTAATATTGGCATTAGATGAACAAATACAATTAGAAGCTAAAAATAACATATATACTTCTAATGAAACAGATGAAAAATTTTCAGATTATGCAACTTATGAAAAAACAGAGGCATATTATGCAGCAAAGGATAGAGCGTTAGCGCAAGGTAAAGAAGCATACATTATTTGGTATAAAAATAATCACTATAAAGACAATAGTGGTGTGATAAAACCAGCGTCATATTGGACCTATATAAAACCGACGGGTGATAAATTTATAATAGAGGAATACCCTAATTCTACGTGGTCAGAAATAAATTTAGAATCTGACTATATAAATGAAAATTATAACCCTAATTTAGCTGAATATGGTATACAGCCTAAAAAATCGTTATACGATAATAGTAAAGCTTTTGCTGAAATGAAGCAGGATACAAATCTGTATAATTTGTATAATGATTTACTATCAGTTATGTCTCAAGCGTACGATAAACTGTCATATAGAGGTTTCAAAGATCCTTATATGATGCCACAACAAACTGGTAGAATGTGGGCACAAATTAGGTCGGAAAAGAATATATTCAAAGGTTTTTATCATTTTGTGAAGGATAATTACGTTATAAATGACGACGATATAGATTTTAAACGTGATTATGTAAAAGCACCAAATGGTGAAACTATCAAATTCATACCAACTGGTTACTTAAATAGGTTAGATGATCCCAGTAAAATAACTAATGATATTGTAGGTAGTACTATAGATTTTTATCGTATGGCTACAAATTACGAGGAAATGAATAAGATAGCATCTACATTAGAATTAATGTTAGAACAAATGGGATCTAGAACCTATGTAAAAAAAGGTAAAGGTGGAAGAGTAATAGACACTAAATCAGGTATAGAAACAAACGTATATAAAAAAGCAGAGAAATTTCTAAATAACCAAATATATGGTACTCATGAAATACCTTTAACTATTGGTAAATTCTCTGTAGGTAAGATGTGGAACGACTTAATAAATTATGTACGTAAAACAAACTTATTTGGTAACGTATGGGCAATATTAGCAGGTTTGTTTACTAGTAAATCATATAGTAGAATCGAAGCCATATTAGGTAGATATTACGATAACGATAATTTATTAAGTGCTGATAAAGAATTAATAACACAGTTACCCAAAATAACAGCAGGTATAGGTAATCCCATACCAAATACAAAGATATTAGCTTTACTTGAGTTAAATGGTGTATCTCAAGTAGCTGAAGAAAACTATAAAAGATTAAATCAAACTAGATGTACACGTTTTCTTAACCAACATTTTTGGTATGGTGGTTATAGTCTTGCTGATTTTTTAGTAAAATCAAAGATAGTTACAGCAATATATTTTAACTATAAATTTATACCAGAAGCGGGTAAATTTATGTCTAAAGATAAATTCATAAATACATATTATCAAAATGATAATAAAGCTGGTAACTTAGCATGGAAGGCATATAACGAAACACTATACAATGCTTATGATTTTTCTAACGGCGAATTAAAAATTAAAGACAAATATAAAAAATATATCGATAACAACTTTTTAAATTTAGTTCGTAACACATCACGTACAGTTTCCGCAAGAATAGATGGCGTCATAAATGAAACTGATAAAACAGCATTACATGCTAGTTTATTTGGTAAAGCATTCCTTATACACAGAAATTGGATGTTAGATGGTATACAAAATAGATTTAAACATAAAATGTACAATTATTTAACAGATACTATTGAAGAGGGTTATTATCGTTCTTTCGGCAAATATATTGCAAATTCTTTCAAAATGATGAAAAGTAAAAGTAGTTTAAATATGTTGAAAATGTTTTTATCCCAGTATCAAAGCTTGACAGCTCAAGAAAAATATAACATAAAGAAGGTTTTACTAGAATTAGTATATGGTAATTTAATATTATTACCCCTAGCAGTACTTACAAGATTAGCAGCAGACGACGAACCTGATAATTGGGAAAAGAATGCTACAGCTTATATGGTAGCACGTATAAGATTTGAAATGATGGCATTTTATGGTATGGGTGAAATTATAAGTCTTTTAAATTCCCCTACTGCTGCTACAAGCATAGTAGAGAATAGTCAGGCCGTAATAACGTTATTACTACCGAATATGCAATGGTTTAATGATGATGATTACGGTCAAACATTAGTAAATAAAGCTACTAAAATAACGCCAGTAAAAGGTATATTAGGTATTCAATATCCAAGACAGAAAATGTTATATATGGAAAAAGAAATGATGTGGTCAGGATTCTTAAATCCAGATAATATAACAAAGTATATTGAAAACTATTAAAAAAGTAAAACCCCCTACGGTCAAATAGATCATAGGGGGTTTGTTGTATATATAGTTATATAACAATCTTTATATCTTCATCTTCAAAAATATCTAATTCATCTATTTCATCTTTTACAGATATAATTTCTTCATTGATATTCATATTATTTAACCAAATAGTTTTACTTGGTTCGTATAATTTTGTATGTAATTTTGATTCTATTTCAGCTTTCCAAAATTTCATTATTTTTACTTTAGTATCACTGTGAATCAAATTATAATTACCGTTAAATATATATTCTATATTTACTTTATCTTCTTTACTAAGTTCAAACACAAATACTGTATATCCTTTATTGTCTATAATTATATCGTAATCACTACAATAACTAGGTAATTCTCTAAGTTCTTTACGCAAAAGCATATAATCTGTTTTATTTGTACTATTATCATATAATACAAATATATGATTATCCCAAAATGGTTTTGAAATATCACCGATATATACATTTACAAAGGGTGAACTGTTACGTTCTAAACATAAGTTATTTGTTAGCGTAAAGAAATCGTGTGTTTTACTATCAGCAATTAACGGTAATAGAAATAAAGTTGCTATATTAATTCGTTCTTTTAGTATCATTGGTGATTAGTTCTGAACCATCACCTTCATAATAAGCTCTATTATGTTCCCATAAATTGTTTAGCTTATGCCAATTTATATCTGTTAATAATTCTGTTATTTCTTGTTTATAATCATTTAAGATTTCAGTAGCTATACGAAATACTTTTATAGTAAATAAACTATTATTTTGTATAGCTAATATGTATGTTTCTTTCTTATAAATAGTAAAATCTAATTTTAGTTCTTCATTAAAATACCACTCAATAGCTAGCCAGTAAAAAGCTAATTGTCTACCGTATTCATATTTCCAAAATGAATCTGTATTAAATGTCGCTGTTGATACTGTAGTTTTAATATCTATAAGTTTTATTACTTTGTTTTTGTGATCTATAATGAATCTATCAATTAGTGATTTACAATCTATCGTTGTGTTTGTATCTGTTAATATTCTGAAAACCCAATTTATATGAAATTCATTATGAGTCTCACAATCAGGTGAATCATTAAACAATAAAGTTTTTGCTTTTTTATGATTTAGTATATTTTGTTTTATAGTTTTTAATTGTGCTAAATCATTCCAACTAATAACTATTTTGTTTTGTACATTTAAATACTTTATATAATCAGTATATTTATTATACAATTTAAGCGCTTCTGAGAGTACTTTATTCTCAGACATACTTTTTATTGTATAAGCACCTAAAAATGCCTTAGAGAGCCTTAAATTATGGTCTAGCTCGATGCTATTGCTATATAATTCACAAAATAGTCGTTGTTCTTTGGATTTCGGTATTTCGTAATCTAAAATTACATAATTATTCCAAAATTCATCTTCTTGTAATAGATACATATGAATCATAGAACCTTTTTTAAAGGCTGCTATTTCTTCATCTTTAATGTTACCTTTTAATTTTTCATAGAAATATTTTGGTGATATTTTAAACCAACCTAAACTACTATTAGATATACGTGTATTATCTTCGTAATACGGTATATTTATTTCCATAATTTATTGTTCATCTATAAATACTTCCATACAATCGAAATCTACTTGTATAGTTTCATCAAATGTATCTATTTTTAACCACAACTTTAATCCTTCATCATATGCCATATCAATATCCTCTACCTCAGTAATAACACCTATATGTATCGGATCATTTTTATAGCCATCCATTTTATACCAGGTAGGTGCGGTATAGATATTTACTTTTTTATTATAAAGTTGTGTTTTTAAAAAATCTAATAAATTAACCTTTTTCATCGTTTAAATTATTAATCATTTCGTTTACTTGTTTCTGATTTTTAACTACATGAAGTGTGAAATTTTCTTTACCATCTTCTTTTAATCTCCATTTAAAAATCTTCCACTTGTAAGGAAACACATCGTTTGCAAAACCTTTACACTCCACTATATGCAATATATCTTTATGATCTTTAAATATAAAATCAGGGGTATATGTCATTGCTCTTATTTTTTCACTTTGAAAAGTAAAAGCGGGTATAAGTATAAATTTTTCATTTTCGTATTCTGGTTTTATACCTATCTCTAGTAGTTTTTTATATGTAAAAGCTTCTAGTTTACTGCGAAATGTTATACCATCATAAGTTAATGGTGTAGCGTTTCGTATTTTTTTGTTCATAATATAAAATATACAGGGAATTTCACCCTGTATTATTTAATTAATAGTTTATTCAACCAATATTATTCGTATTGCTCATAAACTTCTGTCTCTGTAACTTTATCTAACAAATCTTTTCCTGTGTTTTTATATAGAGAAATATAATCATTCAATATCTTTTCTATTTCTTTATTATTATCCAATAATTCTTTGTTTTTTAGAAATACATTTTTAACGCTATCATCTACATTTAACTGTTTAGCGTCTTTTTTCTTCGTAGAAATGTTTAGATTCGCTACTAATTCATCGAAGTTGTTATCATTACCAAATAAAATATATTCTTCAAGAAAACTTAATATATTATCAATAGTAAAATCTAAAAAATTATTACTAATATATTCGTATATTTTATTATCTTTATCTTCTATTCCTTTATCTTTAATAATTTCTTTAATATGGGATGTATCGTTATTATCGAAATACCGTACATATCGTATACGAGACGGTCTATCCCATAAATTTTCATTTACGTTATTAGTTTTATTGGCAGTCATCAATACTAATTTTTTCGTATTAGATTCTACACCATCTAAAAACGTAAGTAAGTCTTCGGTATTAACTGTCTTTTCTATTTCATCGAATATAATACATATTGGTGTATCACCGAATTGTTTAATGAAATTATTTAAAGATTTAATAGGAAAATTTGAAGAAGGTATTATAATCGGTAATTTACTTGCTATAGCAATTTGTTTACAAAGCATTGTTTTACCAGTACCTTTCTTACCGTGTAAAAATACACCAGTTGTTTGTTTTGTAGTGTTTTTAAAATAAGTTAATACTTCACTAATGAACGCTTTGTCTTGCGAATTATTATATATCTTTTTAGGAATATTTAATGAACCATTGAGTTTTAGATATTTACCAATTCCGAATGGATCGTACATAAGATCATAAACTTTAGATGGTTCTAAATCATATCCAATACCTTTGGGAAAAGGTGTAATTATATTACCTTCTTTAATAAAATTTGTCATAGTTTTGTTATTTTCTGATATATAAATTCTTTTACATTATTTAAATTGCCGTTTATTAGTAATTCTTTTTTTATATAATCACTAATATCTTTACATTTACTATCTCGTGGAGTAAATATAAAGGGCAATTTCGTTTTATGATATAGTTTTCTAGTATATTTCATACCAGCAATATCTCTATCATAAAATATTATTATTTGTTTAAATCTTTTTTTTATATCATCTAATACTTCTTGTGGTATATCAGATGATTCTGATGGTGGGGCAATAGCAGTATATCCTAATTCGTATAAAGCCATTACGTCTTTTAAAGATTTAGTTATGAATAACAATTCACCTTTATTTGGTAATTGTTCGTATCCTTGTATATCATAATTATTTAAATTGCTACGCCATTTACCTAATTTATCACTATAAGGTCTATATATCTTGAATTTATCAAATACTTTATAGGCATACATTGGATTTTCGTATGTATATTTATATTTAACTATATTATTAGATAAATAATACTTTATAGAGTATACATTGAATTTCTTTAAAGTGTCTAATGAAATATTAAATGATTTCCAAAATTCAATATCTATTTCAGTAAATGGTTGCCTAACAATACCTATTATAGTATTGGTATTAGTATATGTATGTGTTTGTTCTGTTATTTTACTTGGTTCAATGTTATTGAGTATAAACATCATGGCATCTCTACTAGTCTTTAAATTCTCCATCAGCTTGACGAATTTAATACAGTCGCCACAAATATCTGTACCATAATCTTTAAATAACAATTTACCAGTTTTATTACTTTTATAGATTCCAAAAGACGGATTATCGTCTTTTCTAAGAGGACTGTTATATATGTAACCTATTCTAAAATCACCTATATAATTTTTGTATACCTGGTATTCAGATATTTTATTAAAAAAATCTTGTATACTAATATTTCTATTTAGGATTTCTTTGGTACTATACATAATATTAAAATAATTATAAGGAAAGGGGAGCAAATCCCCTAACCCTATAATTAGTTATATCTTATTTAAAAAGGCAAATCTTGTGATGTATTTACCGGACTATCTTGTTGTGTAAATACAGGATTTGAAAAAGAATCTCTTTTAGATTCCATTTCAGGTCTTATTTCAGGTCTTGTAAATTTATCAATACCTAATTCTTTAATCTTAGAATGTTCTTTAGCTACACTCATAGGTTCGATCCAAGTAAATCTAGTATAACTAGGTAATGAAGTATAACCATTGTCGTTATATACTACTTTCAAACGTACCAATTTTGAAGTATCCGCATTATCTAAAAGTGTTTTTACCCATTGAATAAATTCACTAAATGTTTCACCTTCAAAATTTAGCATAGCATCGTCATAGAAACAACGCATTATTTCTACTGCACGTGCTGTAATATTTGTTTGTTTCTTTTCAAAAGCTTCATTACTTAATGCACCTTTAATAGGTTCCCATTCAGTATGTGTAAAACGTTTACCATCTTTTTCAAATGAAAACTCTATAAATGCATTATTTCGATTTCCTTGTCCTATTCTAACACCAGTAAATTTAACATTTTCTTGTATACCAGCTTCAAGAAAATCAACATCATTTTTTTCTAATTGTTTTGCCTTATTTGTACTAAACATAAATTCTTCAATTAATTAATCTGTCAAAAATATTCTATCCCAATATGCAGTAATCTTATTCTCTTCATCTGATTCTGCAATAACTATTTCTTTACCTCTAAGATGGTCTGCTCGTGCTTCTACAATACAGTCTTCACCACCATTAAAGTTCATAATAGTCTTATTTTTATCGCGATAAACAAATGCTATTGCATCTGCATCTGCTGCTGTTATTCGTGCTAAAGCGCCTGATAAATCTATAGACATTTCGCTTAATTCTTTACCCTCTTTGTTTATTAATTTATCTTTACAGTGACAAATTAATATTAGTGTTTCGGTAAGTGGTTTAAAGCTGTCTATTATTTTTTGAAATGCTTCACGTATATAAAGATAACCACCACCTTGCGGTAGTTTACGTACATCACCAACATAGTTTTTACCCATTGGTGTTTGTTGATATAACTTTAATGCTAAACTCAAAGCTATTTCTTCTAATTTTGTACCGTTATCTATTGTAATATACTTATATGCATATCTACCAAGTTCTTCATTCTTATTACGAATAGCTGTAACAATTTCGCTCAAATCTTCTACCGTACGTGCTTGTACAGCTAATGCTGGTAAAAATTCTGATCCACCTTCTAAATCAATTATCAGATTATTATCTAACATTGATGCTATAGTGGTTTTACCTGATTTTGGCTTACCAAAGTAAATTAAAAATCTAGGATTAACTGACTTTGGTTGGGATTTTACGGTTGGTAATTGTATCATTACAATATTATTAAATAATATCGTTTATTTGACAGTAATGAAAGAATTTGAAAATTTTGTTATCTTACGACTTGTTTATGAATTTATGAAAATTTAATCATCAACGAAATAATTGTAGTTTCGATCGTTGCTGTTGGTTTGTAATTATATGTATTACGAGGAATGATTCGATAACCTACTTGAATAAAATTATCATATACTTTTACTGGTTCCCCATTCAAAGTAAAATCATATCCTTTTTTCTTTAAATATTCATCTTCTTCACCGTTAGCAAACTTTTCTAATTTCTTAGTAAAAGCAAACCAATTTTCCGGTGTGTAAACTGGCATTTCATCCATCACATTTTTAATATCTTCGTTTGTCCATGATACATCATGATAATTCGATGAACCAAAAGTAATACAATCTTTCGGTCCTGCGTATTGAATACCAAGACCAGTATCTGGATAATCAATACCATCGATTGTTAAATGAGGATAATTATTTGAAAGTTGATTGAGAATAGCTTTCTTAAAAGAACCTTTAGGGTCATTATTCTTGGACGGAAGTAAAAATGCAAATTTATTGTTAGCCATATTATTTCTTAGTTTTAAGTTAAAAATTTAATTTAAGTGGTTCATTACTCTGACGTTGTTCATCTTCTGGAGTTGGTTCTCGTAAATTATTATATTTTAAGTCATTAATAAATTTTAATATTTTTACGTCACCTTCCCTATTTTTTAAAAAATGCATATAAACCATATCTTTTACAGGTAAGTGCTTTGCACCATACTCGTTTATTCCGAGTATCTCAGGTCTATGGATTACAATTACATAATCTGAAGCTTGAAATATGCTATCAGAGGTTGATAAATCACTACGCATCGGATAATGCAATGAAGGGTTTTTAATCCTATCACTCTCTTCGATATTACGATTCATCTGTGAAATCTGTATTATGCTAGTTTTTCCTACTTTCTTTGCTTGCATAAACACTTTCTGTAAATCAGAAATAACTATTCGTTCACTATCACCACTACTACTTCTAGCTAGTAGTAAATGATCTAATATTACAATAAGCCATTTATCTTTAGCAATATTATTCTGAAAATATTTGATAGTGTTCTCTATTTCTTCAACTGTTCCAGGGCTATCTACATAGTAAATGGGATATTTACTAATGTTTTTAGCTACATTCTTAACCTCTTCTACTTCTTCATTACTTATTATTTCCGATGCACTATATAATTCTGAAGTAGTTTTTTTCATTTTATAAGAGAGTTTTCTACCTACTTGTCTTGATGACAACATTTCAAAGTTGAAAGATAGAACTACGATGTCGTGATTAGGATTAATATCTATCAAATCAGTTTCTAAGGTATTGACAAAAGAGGATTTCAATTTTGTTATCGTATAGTTTTTTATCTATACTTCTATATCTTTAATTTGATATAGTTCCGCGTACCTTTTTATCCACTTATTTCAGTTGGGATATTGAACACTCTTGGGAATATTATATTTATTCAATTCCTACGCTGTACGGTGACAAATAACCTTTCGTAATTTATTTGTTTACCACGGGATTAACATTTCAGTCTTTCCCGTATTTGCTCAATTATATTCTGTATCATTCCTGATATAGACGGCAATATTCTTTGTATTTTTCTAACTTACGATCTAAAAATATTGTTGCATCTTTATAAACATAATCCAATATGTATTTTCCTCTACCTTTTTGAAAAGATAAATCATATATATTATTTTTTTTATGTAATTTATTTTTCTTTTCTAAAGGTAAATATTTTTGTAAAATGTTAAGAAAATCTTTAGTTCCTAATATTCGTAAAGTCATATGTTTATGTTTTTTATCACAATAACTTATACATCCATCTCCATCAATATATCCTCTAATAAAATGTCTAATTAGATTCTTATTTTCAAAAATATTTATATTTGGAAATTTTAAAGTTAGTGATTTTTTTGGAGTACAACCATAATTATTCAAAACATTCCAAAAATGTTTATTTGCAAATGAAATTCTACATCTTTCATATTGATATAAATTTCCTGCTTTTTCTATTCTTACATCTTTATTAGATGATATAAAAATATTAAATTTTTTTAAATGTTCTAAATCTTTACTTGATAAACTTAATTCAAAATTATATCTTATTTTTTTTATAATTTAAAGACGCAATATTTCCGTCTGCATATATAAATCCGAGCCAATAAGCTTTTTCTTCTGAATCTATCTTATCAAATATATTAAAATTTGCTATAGTTCTTTTTCTTTTCATACGTTCTTATTATTTAAACATATAACGTACAAAAGTTAATATTGTTTCATAAGTTGTTTAAAATACATTATTACCAGATCCACTTATTCCTGCAATAGTATATATTGCGTTAGGTTCAATACCTCCCATACACAAACGATTAAATTTATTCCATCTTGTAGCCAAAGATGTAATCTTTTTCGTTTGTCTATCTTGTATATATTCAATACATTCGGTTGTAGCTGCTGAGATATGCTTAATATTTAATATCTTATTCGATTGTGTTTCCATAAGCATCATCTCCTTTCTCGTTTTGTTTGATGTCAGCTAATATTTGTTCACCGATTTGCCAATCATCACTGGCTAACCATTTAGGCATTCTTTTCATGAACATAAGGTTACCAGTGTTAGTTTTGTATTGAATTTCTGCTTTTAGACATTCCATAATATGTTTATGTCTAGCAATACTTTTACCTACTAATTTTTTATACATCGTTCTGCAACGACGTAAATCAGTACGTAAATAATCTTTACTGCCATCTGATCTTAATACATAGACCGGATACATATCATAAAATTCATCAAAGCTGTCTTTTGTTTCAATAAGACTGATAAATTTCTCTGTTACAATTAATTTATCATTTTCTTTTGTAACATATTTTTTGTTTATTAAGTCTTCTATTTCTGCTTCTGTCATTGGGCTAACAGCAATAAACTTTTGATATAACTTTTGATCTTCTTCTAATAGAAGCTTTAAACAAATTAACTGATTTGCAGATAACTTTAACTTTTTAAGGGTATCTGTATCTATTTCTATTAGCATATTATTTATCTTTAACGTTAAAAATAAATAATCTGTTAATTTGATAGATTATTTGAAAATTTAGTCTCTTATCCAGAACCTACCTGGGTTATATAATAAGTTATTGTGTTATAATCAAAATGTCGTTAACTATACATTCGCTAAAGTCTAATAAACTATTACATAATAGGATTTACTTATAAGAGTAATATAATTATTACAGGATGTTTACATCTAAATAATCTATAAAGGTATGTTCTGAGGAATGGGCATCTCGTAGCGAACTAGATTATTATATACATTAAAATTTTCTGTAATTGTAAATAAATTCTGAAATTTTGAAACTAAATGTATATTCTACAATAATTATATTTTTAATATGAACAATAAGTAGGATTCAAACCTACAAAAGATTATCGATATTACCTATACTACCGATTAAAAGAAATAACTAACTAAGTTACTTGCAAATAATTTAATTAGTTTTTCTTCTTAATCTTTCACATTTGTACGTTTTGTTACAAATGAACATTCTGTTTATATTCTTGTTCATATTCCAAACTAAATAATTTTTTAATTTCTTCAATTTTCTCGTTAGCGGTTTTTTCATTTAAACATTCTCCATTATCTATATAGATATTTTCATTAGTAGATTTTTTATTAAACTTTAATGGAGATCCTAACCAACCATACGAGGAACATGTAGCATGATAATAACAAAATACATAATATCTAAAAAACCAAGGACTAATACAAGTCATTAATAATGATTTTATAATAGGTTCTTCTGGTCTTTTTATACATATATTTAGCTTTATTATATCTACTTCTTTTCCTTTTAGCCTACCAACTTCTTTTGCGTAAGCACAAGAATAAACACATACTCTATAACCCATTTCTTCTAGCATATCAACTAAACGTATTACGGTATGTGCTTTATGTATCATATGTTTATAAGATACATAACAAGCTTCTGCTATATTTACGTATATATTTATTATTCTTCCTATTCCTTTTACTTTTCCTCTAACTCGTTTAATTAAAGCTGGAAAGCCATCTAATAATCGATCGTAATTTATATCATCTCCATCTGACTCGTCATATTTATATTTACGAGTGCCGACTAAATAATCATTACTCTCAATTTCTTTTAGTTGGTCTAATCCTTTTTTATAAGAAAATCTACTTTTATAAATTTCAGAAATACTTAGTCCTCTAAAATCTATTTTGTCTGTATTTATTTCTGCTTTAAATGAAGATTTATTTCCATCTTCGGTTAGAGTCATAGACGCTTTATAAAAACTATTTACGTCATCAAATGTTTTTTCTATTATAAGTTTTTCATTCATAATGCAAATAGTTTAGGCGGCCATTTTTGTATAATTAAATTCGTTATTTTGGTCAAATTTAAAATTTGCTTGTTCTACTAATTTCTTTTCTGTATCTGACCAGTTTATTATTAACCGTTTTTTCCAGTCATTAAAGAAATTATATTTTAGTTTATGTCCAGCTTGTATCATACGTGTACTAGCTACTCTTCGTAACGAATTTTCACTAATTACTTTCCTTAGAAACTTTACGTATTCTACTACTTCTTTATCGAATTGATTTTCATAAGATGATGAATAATCAATCTCTATAATACCACCAATGAAGCGGTCTATAGTAGAGGCATCCAATTGATTATTTGCTACATATTGACGATCTGCACCCGAACCAAATGTATTACTGGTAGCAATAATAATACAATTCGGATTACGATGAACTATACCCGTAGTAGTTTCAATTTCATCGTTAGCTAACGCAGCATTTAATATTTGTGCAACACAAGGATCCAATGCTGTCATTTCGTCAATCAATATAACAGATGGTTTCGCATAATATTCTGCAAATTTTGTAGATTCACGCGTCGGATACTTATAACCAATAAACTCAGTAGCCGAAGTACCAATACCGCAAGATATACATAAGTAAGGTAAATTCAAAGCATTAGCCGCTAGACGAGCCATAGTCGATTTACCACATCCTGCTGGACCAACCATCCATATATTTTTTATACCAGCTTCTATAGTTCTACGTAACTTTTCTTCTGGTTCCAAATCTGAGAAATCAAAACCTTTCTCTTTGTTTTGGTAAAGATACTTTTCCTTTTGATATTCATCATATTTCTTATCTAAATCATCTAAAATTGTGACTATTTTATCTTTATGTTTATCATAGTCTAAAATTTTGATAGCTTTAGTAGAAGTTTTATAGGAATTTCCTAAATAATCATTTAATTCTACTTTGTTTTCAAAATATAAATCCTTAACTTTGTATACGCCAAGTAAATTATTTAAGCGCATTTTTTTCTTTGTTTTTGGATTTTTTACTGTAGTACAAATTTTACCTATAAACACATCATCCTTTTTCAATTTCTTTGGATCTGTATTTTCATTTAATTTGAAATTAGTAAAATCTATATCAGTAAAATACTTTTTTAGTTTATTTGATATTTCCATATTTGATATATACTTTTTAGTTTATTTGATATTGGTGATATATAGTAAACCCAATTACTATATATCAAATAATTACCATAGTGTCAATTGGCTAGGTTTTAAAGCTTCAATTATTTTTAAACACTCATTTATATAGTAATTATAGTTTATATTATAATCTTTTATTGGTTTATCTTCAAATTTATTTAATAGTGTAACAGGACTAGCGGTTAACATATCTGTAATTCTAAGTTTACTATAATTATTATTTGTATCATCATATTGATCTATTTCTTCATCGTTTACATTTGTTTGATACTTTAATAATTTACCGCCATTCGTTGAAGCATAAAACCTATTTGTCCTTTGTTGTTTTTTACCTAAATATTCTACAGTCCATTGTTGACCTGTTTTTTCTGACATCAAGAAGTTTCGTATATCGTTATTATTTTTTATATATTCACTTACTGGTATATTGTTTATAAAGAATGCTTGTATAGCTTTCGGTATTATTTTTGGCGTAAGACCTTTACCTAATAAAACGTTAGTAATAAAAATACCTTTTTCTTTTATTTTATCATCTTTAGTAATTGCAAAATAATCGTTTATAGCTAATTGATACATAGCTTTAAATTCTTCAGTTTCCATTGTTAGTTTACTTATACTCTCGAAATTCTTTATAACTTCATCGTATTCGTTTTTTTTATTCTTGGGACAAACTAAAAATAAACCGTCTGTATTATATTGTATAATTCTACAACCAATTTCTATTAATCTCTCCGCGAGCATTAGTAATAGTAACTGACCATTCATTCGGCAAAATATTCTATATGAGACGCTACCCTCATATACGTTCTCTTATGAACTGCTGCATATTACTATGCAGTTTAGACTATATCTTCTCCTTTTACCTTAAGCGGCAGTCAGGAGTTCCCCGTTTCCATTACCAATAACTTGTAATGTACTCTCTTTCGAGATAGTCGTTGAACTTTTTATATAATTATCGTATATAGACTTAACTTTGTTTATAAAATCTTCTTTAGAAAATTTGTTTTTCATAATATTACACATTTTACAACATGGTACACAGTTTTCCTTAAAATATCCTTTAGTAGTATCTACTCTATCGATACCTGTAATTTTTTCATATTTATCTCTATAACTGGATGTTTTTGTTATATTGGGCGCTTCTCCACAATATATACATGGTTGTGTAATTATATTTTTAAATTCTTCTTCTGATAAATCCCACTCTATATTTCTTTGTTTTGCGTTATTTTTATAATGCGTGAATACATTATAAAGTAATGTATTTAAACACTTGCCGTGTCTATTATGAATGCAATTTCTACACTTTAAATTTTCAAAATTGTATATGCAGTCTTTTTTTCTAGAAAATATTTCACCGCATTCTTTACATTGAATTAAATAATATAGATGAGTTCTATTGCTTTTCTCATAACGGTCTTCATCAAATTTAATTATTTTGAATTTATCATTTTCTAATTCTAAAGTTTTATCTAATAATTTCATAATTATATAACTTAGCTACTGATTGTCCTTTATATTAAAAGGGTATAATACTAAAGGATGTTCCAGTAATTAAAGGAATTTTTTTCTATATATTTCTATATAGGCAGACCAAAATAAATCTGCATGACAGCAAATGGGCTATACATCCAGCTATATTCGTTTTGATAATTACCAGTAACAGAATTTAATAATAACTTTTTTGTTTTATCTTCTAGTTTTCTACCAGCTTTTTTTGCTGCAATTCTTTCGACATATTCTTCTTCATATATATCAGCAAATGCTTGACCTAAATGTTTAGGTATAAATTTCCATTTTAATATTAGCGTTGGATATAGACTTTGAGCATCAGTATCTAATAGTAATTCATCATCGTTAGGAATAATTATTTCTGGTTTATTTATAGAATGAATACCACCAACACCTATAGATATAATTCTATCGTGAAATATAAATTTTTTATTCCAACCATTTCTACCAGGACTTACTGTTAATGTTTTCATTTCTTTAAGTAAGTCTTGTAGTATTTTAGATTTAAATTCTATTATAGGTAGTATAACATCTTTTAATGCTATTTTATCTGCTGGTGATCTTAAACTTTCTAATTCTTTTTTAGATATTCCTGTACGTTCTATATACTTATTTTTTAATAGTTCTACACCGATACCTACACCATCTTTACTTAAACAGTTTATATGATGTTTATTTTCAATGTCTAATCTTAATTCTATATCTTCTTTACATCGTTCTAATAATTCTGAAGTTGAGTTTACATCATTAATATTATATAGTATCATCTCATCGAATTTCTTTGGATCTAATGGCTTTTTCCAATCTTCTGTAAATTCTTGAACATTAGAATACATCATTGTAACTTGCATAGATTTTAATGATACTCTTAATGCTTTACTATATAACATTGTTAATAAATCTATATAATCGAAATGATCTGCATATTTATATCTTAACCAACTTTCTTCGTTCTTATTTTGAATTATGGTTTTTGATAAATTAAATAGAGAAATACACATTTTATTTACTCCATAATTATTGTTACCAAACCATTCGATTATATAGTTTATTATGGGATTATCGTAGTGTATATTATTATATCCTACGAAATATTTGTTTCTATCTTCTGTGAAATATTTGATAAGATTTGCTACATCATTTTTACGTTGTGATATTTCAAATGTTATTATTTCTCCTGTTTCTGTATTTTTTATAGTACAAGAAAATATATTTGGAAACACTTCAATATCAAATACATTGCAGATCTTATCTCTTATAATCATTATTGAATATTTAATTTATACATATACTTGAAAGAATAAGTTCTATATCAGTATTTTCTTCTTGTATATTTTTATATTCTTCATAAGTATATAAAATTACTACTATATATACACGTTTACTGTTTTTCTTTCTAGTAATACTAATTTGTTTAACTATTGGAGAATCAAGTTTTTCAACTTCATTTTGTATTCTTTTTTCGAACGCTTCTTTGCTTTCAAACAATCTGCGTTTTAGTGCTTTAACTGCAACTTCATTTTCTTGTTTCATATGTTAAAATTTGTTAATATCATAGTATTTGAATAGTAAATCTATTCTTTGCGTCCCTAGATAAATCGAATTATCGTCTTTAGTAAATAAGGAGTTACTAATGTTTTACTTAAACTATAGGGACTATCCACTTAAATAGGTAAAATGATAAAATTTATAGAGTCATTTAAACTCAATTTTGGTAAGTATTAAGCAGCTAGTTTGCTTTGTACTTTTTCACGATTTACTTTAATAGTTTTATTGTTATTTATTGTTTTTACCTTTTCTTGATTTAATGCTATTTTTTCTAATAGTTTTTCTCTTGTTTGTAAATCGGATTTAGGTATTCGTTTGAATGCCGATTTTAAATACCTGTCTACAGCTTTTAATCTTCGTAATTGTTCAGCTGTATAATTGTTACTCTTTGTTTTATTTTTACTTGATTTTTTGTTCTTTATATTCTGTTTAAATAACTTCTTTAACGTAATATTATGTTTTTTATCTTTATTTAAAAGTAATTCTTTTTGTTCTTTTGATAAAGATTCAAACATTTCTTTTCTTCTTTCTCTCCTCGTTTTTCTTTTTCCTTTTACTATTTCTACTTTTTTATTTTCTGTTCTATCTTGTTTTGTAGTTTTATTTGTAGATTTAGTACTGAATTTATGCGATTTTAGAATTTCATTAACTTGTTTTATCTCTAATTTATGACTCTTTAATAAATTCGATATTGAAGACTTATTTTTTTCGTCTATTTTTTCTTCAATTGATCGTTTTATAGCTTTTACTGTTGGATATTTTGTGTGTGGTATTGTTTTATTGTTTCCACTCAATGCGTTTGCTTTTTGATGTAATTCTTTTTTTCGTAACGCATCTATTTTATTATCCCTTTTTGCTTCAATCTCAAATTCTTTTTTTAGTCTAATATTCTTATTTTCTATATATTTTTCACTACGTTCACTATGTTTCTTTTGTTTATCTACAATTAAAGCTCCGTTTATCATCCATTTTTTCGACTTTTCATTATAATACATAATTGCTCTATTACCGTACTTATCTTTAAAGTCTACTTGTGTTTTTAAACGGTCTTTTTCCTCTGGTATTGCTCTATTTATAGCATCTTGTACTATATCATCCTCTTTGAATGATGCTCTTGTAGAAGTTATTATTATAGTTTCTATATCTTGTTTTTTAGCTTTTTCAGCATCTACTTTCTTATTTGTAGTTATATCTTTTTTCATCTTTGATAAATGTTAAAATTTGTTAATAAATAAGTTTATTCGCGAATGTGTGGGAAAAATCAGGCTCGAACTGATTATTTAAGCTAAGTAACTTACGATTTTCCGTTATCTTATTTCCCGTATAATTTTATTTATACTATCAAAGCTGCTTCGTCACTATCAACTTCTACTTCTATACTAGCTTGTTCGTTAAATTTTTCCAATTTATTACGTAGCATAAGTATATCTTTATTTAACGTATCCATTTTGTCTTTAATAAAAGATTGAGTAAGTATTTCTGTTTTTGTAGGTTTTACTTTCATCTTTTTTAATTTCTTTGTTAAAAATGGATTTAATGTTGGTATTTGTTGTAGCTGTTCATAATGTTCTTTCTTTGCAGAAAGTTCGTAAATAGTGTTGTATGATGAATTTTCATTTAATTCTGATAAAGATTTTAATCCCATATTAATACACTGAATTAATAATTTTATTTTTATTAATTTCTTTTCTTTATCTAATATCGCATTATATAGATATTTAATATCATACATTCGTTTATAATCCATATCAGTTACATTCTCTATACGTATATAATACCAATATTTTTTAATTTCTTGTATTAATGAATCACGTATTTCAATGAGTTTGTTACTGCTTAATTTAATTGTAGGTTTAGTTGATTTATTTGTCATATTGATATTTTTAAGTTAATACTAAACCTGAGTACCTGTGTGGACGACGGGGATTCCAACCCCAAGGTAGATAGTTATTACGGACTTCAGACACATGCATATGCCCTACCTTATCCGGTCCATGATGTTTTCGCAACACATCGTCCTTTAAATCTATGTTTCATTGAAATCCAACTTTCTTTTCTTCTTTTTTTTCTTCTATATCACTTTGTAAATATAAGGTAATACCTTTTAATTTGCCTCTAGTATTTACTAATGGGGATGCTGCACTTATTACTAATGGTGGAGTACGTGTTTCAGCATTATTGATTACTTCATTTATTCTACTTGAAAATCTTGTATCACTTTCAAATAGTTTTCTTTCTATTAATAGAATTCTTTTTTTTACCATAGATTTGTGTTAAATGTTAAAATATGTTAATTGTGGCATGAGTTATCTTCAATAATATCCTCTCATTATTTTGAGGCAGTGGCTTCACACTTATATTGTAATTAACTACAATATTATCTCATGCCATATAGTAAAATAGGGGATAATATATTATTACTATCCCCTATTATTTATTTAAAAGCTAATAGATAATCTGTTAGTCTAGTACCATACTTATCACTAGGGTTATACCCTGTTTTAAGAAACTTAATTACGTTACCTGCACCAGCAAGATGTGCTGCGCCAAGTAGACCGCTTTCACTTATTTCATATCCATAAATAGTTTTTCCTATAAGATTAAAGTAAGGCTTTAAGATAGATCTATTTAATTTTAATAATCTCATCATAGCATAATCTTGCTCTTCTTCAGGAAATATATATGGATCTTCTATAAACTCAGCAGTTGAAAAATTGTAACCAAGTGTTTTTAGTGTGATAGGCATGAATTGGTACTTTCCTATTGCACCTATTGAGTTTACTAAAGTCCAATCAGAACCGCTCTCTCTAATTGCCAGTTTTAACGCAAGTGCAGATAGTTTAATTTTTTTGCGTCTTTTTAAATTCTTATCATCTAACATTTGTTTTTGTTTGATGAGACTGTTTATTCGTATAATATTAAGTTTAGTATTATATGCTCCGCTTGGAGCAGAACAAGTAAAAGATACTAAACTTATACACAATGCAACAAGTACTGAACGAAAAGACGTTATTGAATGCTTAAACTTCTTTAATACATTCAGTCATTTAACTTTCATTACTTTAAATATTAGTTAATACTGTGCTCTTTTTATGAGCCGTTAATTGTAATTAACAATAACGAATAAAAAGCGATTTTGTTACGTAAAATAAGTTAAATTCATTATTTTTGACTAAATAATCCTTGTACTGCAATACATTTATTAGATAATTTAGTCCATTTGGTAGAACCTTCTGCTGTTTTAATTTGTACCATTAACTCAGCTTCAGATATTGAACCATAATAACCGTTTTCATTCGGTAATAAGCCTGTCTCATTAGTTATGAACAGCGCTTTTATTATTTTATTTCTACCATTGTAATCTCTTGTATATTTAGAGATATATGAATCTAATTTATTTAAAATTTCTTTATTTCTTGTTTTTTCGCACTTACCTGCTATACCTATACAAATACAACCAAGTAAGTTAAAAAAGTCCATAGTGGTGGTTTCACCAAATAGTTTTGACCACCATAATTTTTTACATTTTCCGAATGTAACACTTCCGTCATTGTTAATCTTCCATGATTTTGCAACACTTATCGCCTCTGGTGAAATTTTATGTTCAATCATCAAGGAAGTTAATAATACTTTATTGCTTTCAGAAATGTTTATTAATGCGTCATCTCTCATAAGCAATTTGATTTAGACGGATTAACCATTCATTCGACGTAAATAATCATCACAGATACTTATGTTCTGTGTACGGTCACAATCTTCAATACATTCAATTTGTTTGGACAAATCTTCAATAATAGTATTGAGACGTTCTTTCTCAAGGTGATTATATGCTGAGATAGCAGCAGATACTTTTTCTACATCAGAAAATACCATACGACAAGGTTCATTTGACTTCTGAGCCTTACGTAAAGCATTAGTGATATTGGTATCAGTTGCTTCTATCATGTTTTCAGATTGACTAAAAATTAGATTGTTGTCATCGTTTAATCGAACAACAAGTTCACCGGTAGTTGGTGCCGGGATAAGTTCGGCTTTCTGAATAAATATTTCTTTGATCCAGTATTTCTTAGCTGGTACAGAAAGAATATAAGGATCTTTTGATTTTACTCGTTCTTCATAATCTAATTGAACATTATCAAATGCAATTGCGAATACTGATGAGCCTACTTGTGAGCAAATGCTCGCGATATTTTTAGGGTTACGTACTTTGTTCTTATACTGGTCCGTATTAGGACGATTAATATTTTCCATATCGTTTTAATTTTTTTTTGATTGTTATTATTCTTGATAAATATTATAAAAAATACTGAGTCTCGGTTACCAAATCTAAAAAAGATCTCAAACTCGTCTGATATTATTTGATACAGATTCTTTCCGAAGGTTTAAAGTGTAACTCAGTTGATATTTTTCCGTATTATATCATTTTTATTATCCAGTATGTGAATACAGCTTTATAGCCACGAGGATTGATTATTCAAAATCATGATAAAATACGTACTCTATTTTGTTAAAGATTAAGTTTATTCGTTAAACCTGTAATAATTTTGGTATGTTTTGTGATTTCTATTTAAGTGAATTTTTTAATTATATTGACTTTCATACTAATTGACATTACCGGATTCTCGGTTCGATGTACATATAATACACATTACTATATTAATGATTCTATATTAATCCTTATTTTAATATAGATATGTTTAATATCTGGTATCGATATTATTGTCAATTCGATACGTGTTATTATATGATTACTAGTGAATATAATTATTAGTTTTATATTAGCTACTCTACAACAGTAGTTTAATCTCTTAATGATAAATGAAACTAGGATTTCAACCTATCAACAAAATTACTATTCTTTACGATCTTTTATACTGGTATGTATAACGCACTTTTACTGCTTAGTAAAGAATCCTGTTTCGTATCAGTTCTACACGTTTCTATAAAGTGGACAACATTCAGCGATAAAGCCTAGTTGGGGACTTCCACGTATTTCTACTTCCAATGGTTTTTTAATAGGTTTACCCGCCTACTTTGTTCGCCTTCATATTACTACTACGACTTGTAATTTCATATTACCACGCTTCGTTTTCTAATTATTGTACTTCTGATCCGGAAAGATAAGAAACGTTACTAAAAATAGCCGGACATATAGATTTTAGATTTAACCTCTCACTGCTCTATACAAACAAGTAAGTTATAAATTAAAATATATTACTTTGCCAGAGTAGATATATAGTTGGTTTTGAGTTATTGCCCTCATTACCGGCAAGTTAATTTCCATTGAATTATACTGATACAAATTAACAAATACCATCAGTCCTTAAATTCTGAGACACCCCTCCAGTGGAGAGCATTATATCACGTCGCAGATATATATACTTTGCTACAAGATACTATAGTTACGGTATAGTTACAGGCTTACTTCCTGCTTTATTTACATCTATAAATTTAGCCTTTTGAATAGATATAAATTCGTAGTATGACTACGCAATCCAAGTATAGTCGCTTCTTTAAGAGTTTAATTCTTTGTCTAAATCGTGTTCATCTATTTACTAACGATATATAGAAACAGAATAGCATTACCGTTTTAGCCTTATTTCATGCACTGCAAGACGGTTCACAGACTTTGTTCACGTACGGAAATCGAATCCGTAAAACTTTGATAATTTAGCCGCTCGTGTATGGTTTAACGATACCTGTGTAACTTAATACTCATACGTAACACAATAGTATGAGGCATATACGAATTTCTGTATATTAAATCACCAATCGGTACTCATTTAATATCAGCGAAGCTTTTTGCCGTTTACTTCTTTACTTATATTTTTTCAGTTACAAATCACATAGGTAACATATAAGCATATTATGGTATCGTCTGACATAATTGCCGTATTTTCCCATTCTGTAGTGATTCCATTATATTATAATTACTACATACTTACAAACGTATTATCGTAATCTAAATAATATAATCGGTACTTTCTCGTCTTATTTATAGTGGTATGTACTCCTACGAATCCACTCACCTTATAGCTATTTGTATACCGCCGGGTTATTACTATAAACGGTCTCATCTCTTATGTGAAATTTGTTATATCATTCCAATTTACCTACTTTACAATAGTAGTTACATACTAATCAATATAACTATTAAGGGTTAAACATTTTTAAATTATCTCTATATTCGGTAATACTAAAGAAGTACTATCGATTGTAATTAAATTTGGTTTCGAACTATATAATATACGATTATCTAACTTTAATACTATTATTTCTTTTTCTTTTACTTCGTTAATTACTTGTCTTTTAACTACTGATTTCTTAGCCGGTTTAATATTCACATTAACTTTCGGCATTTCTTGACCAGTAACCTCTATGTCTGTTTTGAAGTTATTAGTTTCTAGATCAAAATCAATGTTAATTTTACCATTACAAGGTTTAATCGTAAATGGTAAGACGTTATCACTCACTTGTGCTATATTATTTACTTGTGTTTTAGGGTACAAGTTATCAATAGCTTTGTTACCAATTGCTAATCCAAAAATAAATAATGGTATTAGGAATACTAAACGTTTCATGACGTCATTTCTTTTTATTTTTATTTGTTTTGTTTTCCTTTTCTTTACCTTTTCCTTTGGTAGAATTGGTTTCTTTGTCGGATTGTTCAGCTTTAGGCTGTTTATCAACCGTTTCAGGCTGTTTTTCTTCGTTTTCCGGGACTTTCTTTTCTTCAACGATAGTTTGTTCTACTGCAACGTTTTCTTTGCTCTCAGGGGCTTTATTTTGCTCTTCTGAAGCATCTGGTTTTTGTTCAACGTTTTCTGGAGAAAGTGGATATTCACCAGCTTTTGCGTAGTCACTCTTATCTACAAAACATTCTAGTTTGTTTTTACCGTTATATAAGTTTACAATACGTTGCGCTTCCGTCATGTACTTACTACGGTCTACAAATCTGTTTTTATACATTTTACCAGCTTCGTTTTTAACAAATTCACTAAGAATAATGTTATTACGATAAGTCGGTATACTTAGTAACAAATTACGAAATTGTAAAGTTTCAATATTTGCTACTTTTTCTTCAAATAACTTATTTTCACCAGCAAATAGAGTTTCTACTTCCGAACGGAATAGGTTTGGTTTTGTTTCAATTGCAGGTTGTGTATATTTTAAATATTTAATTAAAATGTGTATACAGAACTTTGCAACTTCTTCATCTGACCATTTTGGCACTATTCGTTTTACATAACAGTGTGATTCGATTGGTGTTAAGTTATTAAAGAATTTTGTAGATATAGTTTTGATCAAACAATCAATTGAAGGTGTTTTTGTAGATACAAGATCGCAAATGGTATCAAATATGAAAGTATTTTCCATTTTCATATATTGATCTTTCATAGCGGCCTTTGTATTTTCGTCCAATTTAACGACGTTTTCATCATTTTTCATTGCATATATACAGCCATTTCGATACAAATCGATTGCTTTTAGTGCAGCAGCAGGATGGTCTGAAGATGTTACCATTACTCTTACGCAATTTTTAATCTCTTCAGGTGAAGATACGTTTCGTATATCTGGAATCGTTAAAGCATCACCACTTGTAGTTTTTACAAGTTTAGTGCCAACATCTTCACTATTTGTATTTGCTACTTCGTGAATGATTTCTTTTTCTACAGCTGTTAATCGTTTCTCTTCCGGTATTACATTGTCAAAAGGTATATCCAATTGTAAAGTATCACCAGTTTCGATTAAATTAATGTTTAATAACTTTGCAGCAGTATTCAAAGCGTCTTTTGGTAATAATTTCGTATTTAACGAAACTATATCACCATATTCACGTAACGTGTATGCAAAACAGTTTACACTATAAGCTTGAGCAAGTTGAATAATTGCTCTCCAATTTGATAGTTGTTCTTCTGTAAATTTACCGTATTTGCCGTCAATTATTTTTTCTGCTCTTTCGATAAGCGCGTCAACATTATCTAAATTCATAATTAACGGTTGTAAATTGCGATTTTCTTTTTCCATTTTAACTTTGATAATTAAATTTGTTTGATTGTTAATAATTTAATAAAATTTTAGTACTCCTGATTATGACTTAAGACAAGGTAATATCTAACTGTCATTTACAATAGATACTATTCTTGGTGGAGTATTAATTTTATTGGTTAATACATTAGGTAATAGTAAGTTATGTTCTGATTGAGATAAAATCTGATAATTAGATTCATTCATGTAACCTACTGACTTATGTGTATCTACAATATTAAATTCATCATAAGTAAACGAACTATTAATTGTAGAGTTAGTCAGTATGCACGAATGATTATCAGTAGTAATAGTATCATCAATCATACTGATTAATAACTTTTCATCAGCATTCCTATTCAAATATGAATAGTAAATAACATAACTTGCTATGCCTAATGTTACGCTTAATAATGATAATAGAAACATCTTTGATGATTTCGTATATCGTGCTATAAAATAACATAATACCAAAATCGATGTAACTATTCCACAAATATACATAATATTAGTCATAGTTGTTAAAAATTTGATAATTGGTTAATAATTCTAGTTTTAGCTTTATGCAAATGTGATTTTACTAAATTTAATGAAATCTTTTTGCGTTTAGCTATCTCAGTATACGATAAATTATCATTTATACGAAGATTGATCAGGTCTTTGTATTTAGATGGTAATCTATCTATTGCTTTTCTCAATAATTCTATTTCCTCTTGTTTTATTAAATCATCTTCAGGAGTACTATTATCTGTATAAGATAGTGAGAATAATGATGTTTCATTATCTATAGAATCATTAAGAAAATGTTTTGTATTTCTGATAAAATCAACACCTTTGTTATTTGCTATAGTTTTTAACCACATCTCAAATGAAATATTTACATAGAATTTATCTAATGAGTTAAATGCTTTTATAAATACTTCTGAAGTTAGATCTGCAGCTATATTTTTATCTTTTACTATATACAATAAAGTATTATATACTACTTTGTAATATTTATTATATAAGTAAGCTATTGCGCGATTATTACCGTTTTTAGCTAATTCTATTGCATTTTTCATAAGGTTTGAATTTAAAAATGGAGTTTCTATTTTCACAAACAAAAACTCCTTAATCATTGTTTAAGTAATGGCAGAACTGTAAACAATTTTACTTAGAATTTAAATTATGGCAATTTTATCCATGACTAAGATAGAACCATTTGTCTATCTCTTGACCATTGTAAACAATACCCATAGGTGATAACCACATGTAATTCTTTTTATTTTTGCCATTATTGCCGTTTTCATCTTCAAGTTTATATACTTGAGAACGACATACATATGGTAATACTTTATGGTTTTTATCTGCGTGTGGGTTAATAATGTAATAATCATCTATTAATCCGTCTATCATTTTTTTACGTTCTTTTTCACCTATACCTTTTATAAAACGAACTATTCGACAATTAATGCCAAATGGGCCGTTTTTAAAATGTTCAGATTCTTTAGAAAGTATACCAATGACGAATATAACGTTTTCTTCTGGAAATTCATTCTTAGAAGTATAACGCATTTTTGCTCTTGGAACTTTATGATTCATAATTAGAATGGTAAGTCATCTTCAATTTTTTGTGATGCGAATAATACTATACGTTTGTATGTATAGTCTAGTAATAGTGTTTTTATATCACACATTTCTTTATAACCTAATGTATTGATGTTTATAATCATATTTATGGCTATTATTCGTTCTACTTTTGCAGTAAGATATAATTTGTATAATGATGGTTTGTTTTTTACTATATATTTACCATTATACCAACTAGGTTTACCTTCGTTAATGAGATATAAATAAATATTTTCTAACCTAATTAAAATAGGTAATAACTCATTTATATGCTCATTAATTATATCGTTTTCTTTCACAAAAGATTGAAATTCAAAAGTTTTTAATCGAGTACCCATAGTAACTCATCAATAATATATTTATCTGTATTTATAAGTTTATCTATAGCTTGAGGTGCATTATTTAACCAGTAAATGAGAATAAACGCTACTATGATATATGTCATTATGTACGTTGCGTTAGCAGCTATAGAATCTCTTTTTATATATTTACTATTTAATAATATTACTTCAAATATAAATGCAAAGACTAATACTATTAATGGTAAATACAAAGTAAGAGAATTTTCACGTACAATCGAATCATAATATGTACTATATAAATCTACATTCGATAAAGATGTATCATAATAACGATAATTTATTTTATCTTGTACGTTATTACATATTACTTTTGCTGATGTATCAAAATTAGATATTTGATATTCATCTGTATCGATTTTAGTAGTTGTGTCAATTTGACTTGTACAACCAGATTCTGCTGCTGCGATAAATATACACATTATCCATATTATTAGCAGCTTAATTAAATTTGTGATTGTTGTTTTCATTTTTCTAAGTTTTTATCAGTTAATTCGTTAATTAAATATTCAGCTATTAATTTTGCTGCTAACGGGTGCATATACATATCTATACATATATGATCTGTTAATTCTTGTATTATATCTATTTTATCAAGTTTACGATTATGTAACATGACTTTTGCGGTGTTTAGATATTTGTCTTTTGAATTTTTATTTACCGTTTGTATTTCTTCAAATACTGATGGTAATTGTACGTCACAAAACGAATTTACATTGTAATCATTATAACAAAATTGCATTTTGATTATATGTTTATAATCCGTTATAGTTTCACCAGAGAATAGATTTACTGCATAAATTATCCTCAAAAATGGTTCTATACCACGTAATAATACAAGATATTTTTCTTTTGTTTCTTTATGAGTAAATACCCATAAGCCTTGTTGTAAATTTGAACTTTTTTCCATCTTTGATAAATGTTAAAGTGTTAATACTTGTTTATGATTTTTTCTCCATTTTTGAAGACCATAATTTAGCTATTTTACTCATTTCTGAGTAAGGTAAACTAAATACGTTCATCATTTTAGTGATATTTTCTGGTTTTGTACCACCATTAGTTAGCATTTTTTCTAACTGTTGTTTTTCATTTGGTTTAAATACAACCCATTCTACTAGTTTCATAATTTTACATAATTTGATTATTAATTTGATATTTGTACGGTAGTGAGATTCGAACTCACAATGCCAGTAAATTGGTGTTTTACCATTAAACTATACCATTTTGTACCCTAACTTTCGTATTTAGCACGTTTAACTTACGCTACTTTTAACGTATAGTCAAAGAAATTTACATTGTTGCCGTTTATTTTTGGCTATTGACCTATTTACTATCCCATATATCGCAGTCAAAACCAGTCAAGCCCATTAAATTTATTTAATGAGTGGACCTGGCGGGATTCGAACCCGCGTCCTAACGATTGTTCAAGTAACCTAACAGTCAATATATTTTAGTTCATGATTAATTATAAGTTAATTCATGATCGCTGCGCAAGTAATCTACGATTTTTGTGATTATTGCGAGATTTACGTTCAGCTTTACTACCATATGGTACATAATTACCATATTTACTTGTACCTTTTTTAGGTGTTTGATACCTATTTAAATTGTAATGACGAATAACGTGACGCATAATAATTAAATTTAATAAATTTGGGACTGACCACCATTTGACTAAATAGCTGGCGAAAACTATTTGGCCCTTGTTTTACGTTTTATAACTAAATCTGTACGTAGACTTTCATGTAATTTTATTAACTGTAAGTCTGCTTGTAATTGTTCTGAAGATGGTGTTAGTAAACACTCATCACACCAACCGATTATCTTGCAATCCGTACAGTCTTTGTTGAATGTAAATTCTTTTGTTTTGTCTTTCATACGGTTCTAGTTTTTTATGACGTCTTGTTTTATTTTTGTATGCTTTATCTGACGTGTTAAAAGTTTTACTCATAATTAAAGAATCTCACTATCGTTTAAGTTATCACAAATAAGATAAATACCAACTAAATTTATTTTTTTAAGATAGTTGTAACCTTCTTCAGTACAACCTATTTTTTGAATTGTTTTTAATATGTTTGTTGGTATTTTTCCATCCAAAGCATATTTTACAATCTCTGCACTGACGTTTACACGATCTACGTAAGGTAATAAATCGTATGGTTTTTCTAATCTTACTGTGTTTACAATAAACTGTAATGCGTTTTTGAGATCTTTGAATTTGTCTTTACTTTGTTTTTTGTTTTGCTTTTCGTTAATAATTTGTTCTACTATATCTAGTAGTTCTTCGTCAGATAAATCGTCATTTATTAATTTATCATCAGAAAATTCGATTATTATGCATTTTTTAATCGATTTATTACTGTTATTGTTCTTTTCGTTAATAACATAATTACCGTCAGTTAGTTTAATGATTTTTTTGTTCATAATACTTTGTGTTTAAAAATGTTTTTTAATTTGTATATAGTTAAATAAAATGAAGTTCTATTTATTTCTATGTTAGCTGGTAGTGGTATTGATTGCCATGCTGAACAATAATCAATATTAAACTTAGAACAGTTATGGTGATTACAGTATATTACATTAGTCGGTAAAGGTTTATTTCGACGATTACTCGAATGTGCATATTTACATGTATCACATATGCGATAGTTATGTTTTAAACGTTTTAAATGTCGTTGTTGCATTAACCATGTTTTGTTTTTATGGTATACAAATGCAAAGTAACATGTTATTACTATTAATAATAGTAATATTAGAATTGCTAATAGTAGTAATGCTGTTTTTGATAACATAATTTGATATTTAAAAAGTTAGTAAATTTGTTGATACGTTAGTTTCATTACTAATAGTAATTACTTATCTCATTAACCGCGTAAAGGTGTATCATAAATGAGTTAGTACCTATTACGTTATATTGTATAATAGGTACTTTTAATAAAAGTTTAAATAGTGTTCGTCTGTACTAATCAGGTACAAATAAACGGATGATCCCTCGTTCGCATAATTAAATGTTTTTAGTTTTGATTGTTTAATTTAAAAATAAGACGAACGGTTTTATGCGTTACCTTACACGCAATAGTCTACATATAGTAGGCTAGGTATTTATCCTTGATATGTTTGTATACCAACATACTAAGAATAATTGATACTATTTAAATAGTTTACGTATATATATATATAAACTATTAAGGTTTTATGTATTTTAATTTATTGTAGATTTCTAGCGTTAGGTTTATTTTTTTAGCTAATGTTTTTGGTAGATCTGAATTATTTTTATTGTTTGTATGAACTATAGATTGAGTTAATAATGAACATACAGTTATATTTGTTATTACGTGTGTATAGTTATATGATGGTTTAATCCATCTATATTCTATTGTATTATAATTTGATCTACATAGTGTATTCATATAATAAGGTGAAAAATATATATCAAATAAATGATTTTTATTAGGATGTTTTTTTAAGATTTCAATTAATTTAATAGGTAGTTTAGGTAATAGCGAATATAAATATGGTATTTTTTTTATTGAATCTAGTTTATTTAAATTTATTGGCCAATGTTTAAAAATATTATTATACCTACAATCTATATGTATGTGTATAGAGCCTAAGTTATTATTTGTATGTATATACATATCTTGTAAGAATTCATATAAAGTTTCAAATTGTTTTACATTTATTCTTAACCTATTTTCACAAGCTCTAACTGGTATGTTACCATCATAACCTATATTTAAATCTCTACATTTGTATTTATAATGATTTATTATAGATTCTCTATTGTTTATATAGTATTGATATGTATTATCATATTCAAACTCTAAACCAATGTTTAGTGGTATATTTCTATTATAACTTTTAAATATTGAATAGAAATATGCGTCAAAATGTTTTTTATCACGTTGTTTTAACCTATAAGCTTTAAGATTATATGGTGATGTTAATAAAGCTGTTATGAATTCTTTTTCCCATTTAGTTGCCATAATTTAAATTATTTAATATTAGTACTAATATATTTCAATTAGTACTAATATATTTCAATTAGTACTAATATTTGTTTTAATACTCAAACGGTTCGTAGTTTTGTTTTGGACAAACTGGTTCGTCGTTAATGCTTGCAGTTTGTTTGTTTAGTATAGCATTAACTGTGTTCCTGAGTAATAAATTGTTTTTGTAGGGTTTTGTACGTAAACAAGCTTTTGCTAAAATTACGTCGTTTTGTTCGTTTTCTTTTAATAGTTTTGCAATTTGACTACCTTTAGAAAATTCGAATTTTGATAGTAATGTTTTTAGAGTATTCATAACTTTGATAATTATGTGGTTAATAAATAGGTTTTAGAATAAAAAGGTACGTAAAAACTTGCTCTGACGCAAATTTCGATTATAATTCACTTGCAAGAAACCGTACCATAGTCTTTTAAGACGTTTTTTGTATAACGTGTATAAGCATTTTACGGCCTAAAACTTATCAATCGGTTTCATTAATAGTAGTACTTCCGATCTGACTAACTATTACTTAGATAAGAAACTGGCTCGTCCTCAATGTCTTGGAAATATTATATTGAGTTTTTTATATTGTAAAAATCATATCGAAGTCACAACGCTTTGTGATTTTCGTAATATTATAAATCGAATACTGGAGTTATTACTAAGAACACAACAAAAATAATTATTTAACACTATGTATTACTATCGATATGATTTTATTTTTTTTTAATTGGGAAACCATACTATTTTCACAAACGGTATGGTTTAAATTTACGTTCTAAGAAATTACGTAAAAGTAGTACGAAAATAAACGTAAATAATATGTCGAGGTTTGAAGAGTATAAAGTAAAAGGGCTATATGTTATTAGCCCTTTGTTTGTTAGTAAGGTGATCCAATTGGTTGAACACCTGGTTGATTAGTAGCCTGACCATTAACTTGCTGATTAACAGGCATTTGACTACTAGTTGGTTGTTCACTACCAAATACGTTTTCAGGTACGTATTCCTCTTTTGTTTCAATTGCTGGTATGCAAATACGATCTATTTGACGTAATGCAATAGATCTTGGGTCTTCGCGTGGTGTTTCGTCAGGTAGTGTAGGTACGAAAACACGCATAGTAGTATGTATAACAGGCAAACCTGCTTTATTTACTACCATTTCACCAGCTTTGTGCTGTCTACCATCAACACCAACAGTATTGTATGGATACGTACGATAGAATGGTGGTAAGTCTTCAATAATGACTATTTTACCGTGAAATGGTGCTAACGATGAAATAGTATTATTTGCAATAGCTTGTTCTACTTTAGCTATTACTGATGGATTACCAGGAAATAGTGGATATTTTACTATATCTGATTCCTGTGGGTAATCGATGTTAGGTTCCATAGTAAATACTATGTACTTCTTACCGTGATTCCTTGAACCTGGTTTGTCGATAGTGTTGACAGCTGCGTCGAAGATGTTGTAAAGCATAATATATAGTTTTTAAGTTTGATAATTTCTTTACTTTACTTTCACAATTACGTAAAAAAGGGACTTGAAATGTACAATACTAAAAAAGTAATAGGTAATACTATACTATTAGTATAATACTACCTATTAGTTTAAATAGGGAAATAGTAAGGATCATAAGTAATTAGCTGTACTTCAAGCTGTATTACTTGCTGTTGAGTAGTTATATCATATAAATCAGTTATCATGGTTTATAGTATTTATGAACTACTTGTTTTACATGATTTGCTATTTCTCTCCTGTCTGCTACTGATGTAGGTTCAAACATCAGGTAGTCATTAACACGTTTGCAGTATGATACTACATAGTGATTCAGCTTTACTTGTTGTTTGTTAGTTAATGCCACAGCTATGATATTATTTGGTTAGTATATGATATGTTACTTTTACTTGTTTGAATGGGGGGTTATTCGCCCCCATTTAGATCTTCGTTAATACTTAATTCTGCTTGCAAGATCATTTCCTGTAACTGTGTTAGATCTGTGCTTTGTAATACTATTACTTTAGGGTAGTTATCATAACGTACTAACCATTCATCTAACACTGTTTCACTAGTAGTACATTTAATCATATTTAGTACGAAAGGACTACTAGGATTATTAGTATTAACAAAAAATAAAGCTGCATAGTGTACCATAATTTATTGTATTTTAGTTTGTTAATAGGGGGTATTTCCCCGTTAACGCATACCAGGGGCCTGAATTGGGTACACTTCCTGATTCTCATATATACTATAATACTTCTTTGTTTTTGTATACATTATGTACTTCTTGATTCTCATATATATCGTATAAGATATTTATACAAAAAAATTTTGAAAAAAAAATTTTAGTCTCTAGTAATAGCGGTTTTACTTAATACTATTAACAAATTTTAACATTTAGATAGTAACTTTTTTTCGTTTTTTACGTTTATATATGTGATTGCCTGTCGCAACGACAGTACGGCCTAGAGGGTTCCAACGAATAGTTATAGGTCCAGACGTCGGGTGTAGGTACATACATAAGTACTGAGTGTCCCCGATAGCATCAAAAATTGATTAGCTATAAAAATCTAGGCACTATATTAACCAATAGTGTGTGGGTGTAAACTGAATAAGTGACGTACAGTAGATTGGAAATGCTAACCTAATGGGTACTTGTGAAAGTTCCTTGAGACAGATCAAATGTCTTAGGGGATTAGTGTGTTCAAGACACACTTCGCAATAACATAGTTATTGCTAGCACAATAATTACTTTTTTAATTTTATTATTAAAATATGTATTATATAACTATTACAAGTACACTACGTAATTACAAATGTTTACGTAGGTACAAATACTGTATACAGACTTTTGATGAATATGGTAGTTTTATTACTGTTTATTATGAAGATAAACTATGTACGTATAAGGATGCTATAAATGCCGCTAAACAATGGCTACATGAACATTCGTATAATGCATATGAATTTAAAGTAATAGAACAAATATATGAAGAATCTCCATATCATAGTAAATCTAATGGTATACAGCGGGCAGTAATAAAAAAAATTGAAGAATAGTGTAACTTTTTTTTGTTATACTCGTTATATATATAGTAATTTTAAATTATATTATATAATGACTATTAAAGTAGCTGACAAACTATTATTAGATAGTGTAATAGCAGGTTTAAATTATAAACCATGTAAAGAATTATTAGTTAAACCACTACCAGCTAATATGGTACAAAAAGAATTTACAGTACCTGTTGAAACTGGTGAAGTAGATGAAGAGGGTATCAAATCATACGATACTAAAGTAGAAGTACAAGAGGTAGAATCTTCATTACGTGAAGGTATAATATTAGCAGTACCAGATCAATTTAAAGATACTTATATGATTGGTCAGCACATTGTATTTCCAATGAAATATGCGTATCCTTTTGATTTATTTAAAGATGCTTTGCTAGTTAAAGCACACGATATAATAGGTTGGGTATTAACTAATGATAATACAAATGACGAAGAAAGTAGAAACTAATAAAGAATTTGAAAGCAAAATAGCAAAACAAAAGCGTTTACAAGGTTTTAGGAGTAAAGCTTTTAATTGTTGTGAAAATTGTATTAATAAGGAACAATACGGTATGTATGGTGAATTTATGCGTTGTGCATATAATAAGAATCGTATGTTTCCTGTAGAAAGTGATAGTGTATGTAAAAAACATACGAAAATTCCAGAATAATGAAATTTGATATATATACTGATGGTTCTTGTAAAGGCAATCCTGGTCCTGGTGGTTGGGCATTTGTTATAGTACATCGTGGTAATTTACTGATTAAACAATCATCACCATTACGTAATACTACTAATAATAAAGCAGAATTATTGGCTATCATTAATGCTTTACTTGGCTTAAGTAGATTAAAACAATCTAAACAAGTAACATTGGTAATATATACAGATTCGAAATATGTAGCTAATGCGTTTAATTTAAAGTGGATTGAAGCTTGGTTAGCTAGGAATTTTGATAACGTTAAAAACGAAAGACATTGGCGTTTACTCATAAAATTAATTAGTAATTTTAAACACGTTAAATTTGTATGGGTAAAAGGTCATTCTGATAACGAATTTAATAACATTGTAGATGAATTAGCATGTAATGCTAGTAAATTAGCTTATAATTTAAATAAGCAAAACAAAAAGTAGTGTAGTTGTTAGTAGGGTTATCAGTAATGCGATAACCCTATTTTTATAACTGAAAATATGTTTAATAATTTAAAATTGAAAATAGGTAATTTTAAGCGTAGAAATGATATTGTTAAAAACACAAAAGGTATTAATAAATATACATTTGCTACGCGTGAAAATCCTGATGAAATTAAGCATTGTTTAAACTGTGAACATTGCCGTAAAGATATATATAATATACATTATTGTACTAATAACAGACTTATTTTTAAGACTGATGAACAACATGTATGTGATATGTGGGAATAAAAATATATAATATTATGGATATTAATAACATTAAAGAGTTTATTGTAGTTGACGCAAAAAAATTTGGTTATAATACAGTAAATGGTGATAAATTTGTGAAATACAACGGTAATTTTGTATTAAACGAAGAGTACGGTCAAAATTCAGAACATGAAAGTTTTTCTTATTCGCGTAAGATTATTTTATCACCAAATATGTTGATTAACAAATTAAAGTATATAAATGTAGTTCTAGTAGATAAAGAAGAAAGCTCTACAAATAAATTAATTAATAATATTAAGAATCGTATTAAAGCGTACGATAAAGAAATTTCTTCTTTAATTGAAGAAAAGGAATATAACCCACTACGCGATCAAAAGATAAACACGTATGCAAATATTATTAAAGAGTTAAATAATATTATAGAAAATGTATAAAAATGAACAAATTTATCAAATCTGTTAAACGTAGTAAATTATATCAAGAATATATAAGAAGTATAAACGGTTTACTTAATCTCACAGAAAAAGAAATATTAGTGTTAACTGAGATAATTCAATTAGATGTATCGTATGTTAAATTAACCGGTATACCTAAAAATGTAGTCAATACTGTTAATCGTAGATATTTAATATCTAAATTAGGTATTTCAAAAGAGAATTTAAGTAGAATGATACGAATATTGAAAAATAAGCAATTACTAATAGCTAATTCTGATTCTGGTGAGATAATAGTAAACCGAGCTTTGATACCCGATATAATTAACGATCGTATACAGGTAACTATGATTATAAAAATAGATAAAAATGACAAATAAAATACCGGCTGGTAGTTTAATCGTTAAAGAACATTTAAAATGGTATCAAAAAATAATTAAATTCTTTAAATTAATATGCGGTATATATACTAAACAATATAATAAGTTTGCTATTTACTGGTTAGATGGTATATATATACCAGAAAAATGCGAAGAAATATATGTTTTAAAAAAACCATATAGTAAAGCAGAAAAAAAGAAATTGAGAGAACTATTAACACAGACAAATACAGAAGAATTTGAGATGTTAATCAGTGTAATTAATACTATTAGACCTAATACTTTTATACCTAATGCAAATATAAAAGATATTACTACAAATAAATATTATAAATTATTAGATGAACAAACTAATAAATAAATATGTTAAAAAATATAATTTAGATATTAGGATAATTAGGGAAATATGTTATTCGCCATTCAAATTTGCAAATAAACGTATGGCAGATACATTAGATAAAAAAGCGATAATGTTTGCTTACTTGTTTAAAATAAGATTACGTAAATGTTTTAGAGATGATAAAACAAGAAAACTTACCGAAATTAAAAATAAAAGATAGAGCTTTATCAGAAAATACATATCGTATAGGTAATAAATATTGGAGAGTTACTACTTTAATACAATATGCGAAAGAAAAAGAATATAAGATATTTGATTTGCCGTTAATCGGTATAGATATAAGTATAACTCCTTTCGATGTTAATAATTTTAGTGATTTTTTATATCATTCAAATTTAGTAAATAAAGCTGATACAAATTATCCTATTATATTAGACGATAACGGTTATATTGCAGACGGGTGGCACAGAGTAGCAAAATCAATTTTAAATGGCGAAAACACGATTAAAGCTATTAGATTAGAAGAAATGCCTACAGCAGATGGAGAATACACAAACGAGTAATAAATTATATATAAAATATAGACGTTTCGGTAGTTCATTTATAACTTATTTTACTACCGCAGAACAAAGAGATAAATTTATTAAAAATTTGTACAATTCAACTTCTTCTACGAATAAGAAATTAAATAAATAATATGAATATACGAGTTAAGAAATTAAATGAAAACGCAGTATTACCTACAAAAAGTACAATTGATGCTGCTGGATACGATTTAACAGTTACAGAAATTACTACAGAAGTAGGTGAGGATGGTGTAATGATGTTAGTTTATCATACTGGTCTTTCTTTAGAAATACCAAAATATTATGCTGGTTTTCTATTTAATCGTTCTAGTATTGCTAAAAAATCACTAGTTTTAACGAATTGTGTTGGTGTAATAGATGCTGATTATCGTGGCGAAATAGTAGCAAAATTTAAAGTAAACACCACATCTGTACCAGCTATTTTTAAACCTGGTGATAAATTTGCACAAATAATCATTTTACCTTTACTTGATGTAAATTATGAATTTATATCTGAAAATGATGATTTAACACAAACTGAAAGAGGTACTGGCGGTTATGGTTCAACAGATGAAAAAGAAATGTCTACCAATAATGTTGAACATACAAATGAAGAAGAAATAGGATGTACACCAGAAATAAACGAATAATATGAAATTATTTGATATTGTAAATGGTGAAGTTGTATTAAGTGCAGAATGTATAGCAATACCACCATTTAGAATATTATGGGATTCCCATAAAGATAAAAAATTAGCTCAAAGAAAAATAGAATATATTATATTTATGTATAAATGGGATACAGTATATAAAGCGTTATCCCCAGAAGATAGAGATAGAAAGGTAAAATTACGTGTATTTAATGATGAAAATTTTGAAATAGATGATCAAATGAAAATGGTAATAGAAGATTACAAAGAACTTCAAAATACCATAAATACGCGTTTGTTATTAGCCGAAGAAGAAGGTATGGAATATATTATACGTCAATTTAATTCTATACGCGAAAAGGAGAATTTAGTAGATAATAACAATAAACCATTAATAACACCAGATTTAGTTGGTAAATGGATGGAGAAAGCTAATAAAGCCGTAGAAGTTCATACTAAACTTTTAAAAGCTGTTAGATCTGAGCAATCGACTTTAACTAAAGTGAAAGGTGGTAGTGAAATTGGTTCGTTTGAATTACCAAATAAACGATAAATATAAGCATATTCATTGTATAAATATATATTTGTTAATAACATTATAATGAAATCTAAAACTATTATAGAGGACGTCACTAAAGAATCAAGTGAACCTATAAAGACAAAACGTGGTAGAAAACCAAAATATACCAATAAATTAGAGAAATGTGCATGTGAAAATTGTGAATTATGTGATAACATTATAGAAGAATTAAAAGAAGAGTTAGAATCTTCTATGAGGATTATTATTAAGAATACACATAGTGGTGAAGAAATACATTATCAAATTGATGATTTGAAATGGTTTGGAGATGCTTTACTTTGGTTTGGATCTAGATTTAACAATTTATCGATTTGGTTTGTTAAACATGCATTGAAATTTGAAAAGAAAAAGAAATAATTATGATAGATTTTAAGCAGGTCGTTCATAATTCAGATAAATTTAGACAAGCAGCCCTGTTCTTTAAAAAGAATGGGGCTTTTTGCTTAGCACCACCAGGTACTACAGAATATATACAATATTGGGAGGAAGAAACAAAAAGATGTTTAGAAGGTTATTTTGCTCCAGATGGTGATTGGATTTCTGGTTATAATTATTTTTACTTAAACTATTGTCCTATTCAACGAATAGTAGAGAAAGAAGTAACAAATAGATTTAATAAAAAAATAATACAGAGAGTAAAAGATAGAGAGTTTGCAGATTTTTATGATTATGATTACTATTTTTTTAATGCTGTAGAAGAAGCAGAGGAAAACGGTAAACATATGGTAGTATTAAAATCGAGACGTAAAGGTTATTCTTTTAAATGTGCGTCTATGCTTTGTAGAAATTACTATTTAATACCAGAATCTAAATCATACGCTTATGCTTCAGAAAACGAATTCCTAATAAAAGACGGTATAATTACTAAAGCTTGGGAATTCATGGATTTCATAGATGAACATACAGCTTGGGCAAAAAAGCGACAAAAAGTAGATACAAAATTACATAGAAGAGCATCTATTTTAGCTACTGATGAATTAGGTAATAAAAAAGAAATAGGATATAAATCAGAAATAATAGGTGTAACTATTAAAAATGATCCTCAAAAAGTACGTGGTAAAGCTGGTAAATTGATATTATTTGAAGAGGCCGGTAAATCTCCTTATCTACGTGAGGCTTGGAATATTGCTAGACCGTCTGTAGAACAAGACGGTATTGCTTATGGTCTTATGATAGCATTTGGTACTGGTGGTACAGAAGGTGCTGATTTTGAAGGACTTAAGGATATGTTTTATAATCCGGATGCATACGGTTGTATATCGTTTGATAATATATGGGATGATGGTGCACAATCCAATAAATGTGGATTTTTTATACCTCAATATACAAATTTGGATGTTAAAGACGAAAATGGCAAACGTTTATATATGGATGAAGATGGTAATACCATAGTCAATAAAGCTTTAGACTATATTTTATCATTGAGACAACCAGTTATAGAAAACGCAAAAGATAGTAGAACTGTAGATAGATATATTGCTGAACAATGTTTAACACCAGCAGAAGCTTGTTTGGAAATGACTGGCAATATATTTCCAAAAAAAGAGTTACAACAACATTTATCTGCAATACGTATAAATAAAAAATTACAAAATCATAAACAAGTAGGTGATTTAGTATGGGATGGTAAAGGTGGACTTACTTGGGTTCAAAAGAAATTTGGTGATATTACAAAATATCCCTTAAGTAAGGAAGATGATCAAGAAGGTTCTATAGTTATATGGGAACATCCAGTTAAAGATGCACCAGTAGGATTGTATATTGCTGGATGCTTACTTCCTGGCGAAAAAGTATTAACAAATAAAGGTTTAGTCAACGTAGAAAATGTTGATTTTAATTACAAATTAATTAATCGTGATGGTAATGAAGTAAAAATACGTAATTTACAACGTTACAAGAAAATAGATGAATTTGTCTATGAAATAAAACCATTTGGTTCTTATAGAACTACCAAATTTACCGGTGAACATCCTATATTGTTAAGCAATAATACTTTCGTAAAAGCATCTGAATTAAAAGTAGGTGATGTATTACTATTACCAAATAGATATAATATTGTAAAAAATGACTATAAACAGATAATTAGTGATGAACTAAATATAGATCCAGATAATCCTGATTTTTGGAGATTTATAGGTTTATGGTTAGGTGACGGTTTTAATAATATTAATAATAATTCTTACGATATTTACTTATCTTTTGGTAAAAATCAGACAGAAGAGTCAGATAATTATAAGGAATTAGTAAGTAGATTATTTAATAGAACTACTATCTGGTGTAAATCTAATGGTAATAGAACACAAAGATTTACATATAAAAATTTAGTATTATTTTTAGATAAGTGGTTTGGAAAATATGCTATAGGGAAACAGATACCAGAGTGGGTAAAATATACAAGTAAAGAAAATAAACTACAATTATTATATGGTTATTTAGATTCTGATGGTAGTGTATATACAGATAGAAATCATACGCGAGTTACTTTTACTAGTATAAATTTAGAATTATTAGAAAGCATACAAGCTATATTATATTCCATAGGTATTTGTAGCTCAATCACAATGAAAAGTAAAGCAGGTAAATATCTAATAAACGATAAAATACAAAATAAACATACTGCATATACACTAAAAGTAATCCAACAAGACGTAATAAAACTTATCTATAACACTTATAATTTAGGCTTTAAGGCTAAAAAAATATTGGAATATAATAGAAATAAAAATATAAAAAATTCCAGAAGATCGTCACTAGTTAGCGCAGATGGTAAATATATACTATTGAATATACAAAATATAACAAAAAGCGTATATACTGGTACTGTATATAATTTCGAATGTGACACACATACTTATATGTGTCATGATATAGTTACTCACAATTGCGATCCGTACGATCACGACAAGTCAGGAACTAGTTCTCTTGGTTCTACGTTTATTTATAAAAGATTTCAAAATTTTGAAGAATATTATGAATTACCAGTAGCGGAATATACGGGTAGACCAGAAACAGCAGAAGATTATTATGAAAACGTTCGAAAATTATTAGTATACTATAACGCTAGGTTATTGTATGAAAATGAACGTAAAGGCATATTTCCATATTTTACACATAAACATTGTGATTATTTACTTGCTGATCAACCAGATATATTAGTAGATATAGTAAATAATAGCAGTGTTCAAAGACGTAAAGGTATTCATATGAATCGTCAAATAAAAGATTATGGGGAAGGATTAATAAAAGAATGGTTAAATGAAGAATACGCACCAGGATGTAAGAATTTAACAAAAATTATGTCAGAACCGCTATTAGAAGAATTAATAGCTTATAATGATAAAGGTAACTTTGACCGAGTTATGGCGTTTATGATATTAATGATATATCGTTTGCAGTTACATAATCTGCATGTTAAAGAAAAACATAATACAGAACGAAAACAAAGAATATTTGATAAACCGTTATTTACAAAACAATGGTTTAACGAAGATCTTGAAATCGATTCTAAAATAGAAACTTATACATTTTAGCTAAAATATGAAATATAATAGAACAGTATTTCCTATACAAAAACTACCTTTATCAAAAAAAACTGAAGAATGGAAAAAAGCATGTGTAGATTACGTTATTGGATCTGGTGAAGAAGCATCTAACGGAATGAGTTTAGATCGATTTACAGAATTGCAATCCTATTATGATTTATATAATAGTATATATAATGAACGTGATTTAAAATATGTTACAAATCCTTTTAAAGTAGATGATGGATTTCCTGCTACACCACAAGATTACAATATAATTAGACCTAAAATTAATTTATTACTTGGTGAAGAAACAAAACGTCCATTTAATTTTAAGGTAGCTAGAACAAGTCAAATTGCAGCATCTGAATTACAGGATAAAATGAAACAAATGATTGTAGATTATATTAACGCTACAGTCATGAGCAAATTATCTCCAGAAGATCAAGTGAGATATCAAGAAGCAATAGATAGCGGTGAAATAATGACACCAGAAGCAATACAAGAATATATGACTAAAAACTATAAAGATATAGCAGAAAGTGTAGCATATCATAGTTTGCGTTATCTTTATAATAGACTAAACTTAGATCATGTATTTATGAAAGGTTGGGAAGATGGACTGATTGCTGGTGAAGAAATATATTATATAGGTATACAAAATGGCGAACCATTTGTAGAAAGAGTAAATCCGTTATATTTTTCTTATGATTTATCTCCAGATCTAGAATTTATAGAAGACGGTGATTGGTGTTGTCGTAGAATGCGTTTATCATATACAGAAATATATGATAGATTCTATGACAAATTAGATCAAAAACAATTGGATGAATTATTAGATATGGTAGACGGAAAACCAGGAAACTACGGTATCGACAAAAATATGATTGATGATTTTACTCATATTCGTACTACTATAGTGGATAATCCATCTTATGATATGGATTCTGATATGTCTGTGAATGTATGGCATGCTTGTTGGCGTTCTTTGAAAAAAATTGGATTTGTATCTTTCTTAGACGAGAATGGTGAAGTAATAGAACAAATAGTAGATGAAACGTATAAACCTACCGGTTCAGAGTTAAATCTTAAGTGGGATTGGGTAGTAGAAGTATGGGAAGGTTATAGGGCTGGTGATGATCTCTATTTTGGTATGCAACCAATAGAATATCAACATATATCTTCTGAAAGTTTAAATTCACAAAAACTACCATATACCGGTGCGGTTTATAGTAACAATAATTCTTCTCCAAAATCTCTAGTTAGTATAATGAAACCTTTACAATATATGTATATAATATTGTGGTATAGATTAGAATTAGCTTTAGCTAGAGATAAAGGTAAAGTAATAAATATGGATGTTACACAAATACCTAAATCAATGGGTATTAGTGTAGAAAAATGGATGCATTATTTATCTTCCTTAGGAGTTAATTTTATAAATCCGTATGATGAAGGTTGGGATATACCAGGCAGGGAAGGTGGAAAAGCTTCAATTTTTAACCAAATAACTTCATTAGATCTTACTATGTCTAATGTTATTGCTCAATATATCCAATTAATGGATAAAATAGAGCAAATGGTTAGTGAAATATCTGGTATTACTCAACAAAGGCAAGGTGCTATATCTTCTAGTGAATTGGTCGGTAATGTAGAAAGAAGTGTAGTACAATCTGCAAATATTACAGAACCATTATTTTGGGTACATAATCAATGTAAAAAACATGTAATAAGCATGTTATTGAATACTGCAAAAGCTGCATGGTCAAAATCAGATCGTACTAAATTACATTATATTTTCGATGATGCTACTAGAGCTTTTCTTACTATAAATGATGATTTCTATTATGAAGACATGGATATTTTTGTTACAGATTCTACAAAAGAACAACAAAATATTGAATCATTAAGATCTCTATCACAGGCAGCAATGCAGAACGGAGCTAGTTTATTGGATATAGCAGAAATAATAACTACTGATAATATGTCTTTAATTAAACAAAAATTAGCAGATATAGAAGATAAACGAATGCAACAACAAGAACAAATGGCACAGGCAGAACAACAAAGACAAGCAGAATTAGTTCAGTTGCAAAATGAAGTAAAACAGCAAGAATTAGATTTGAAACAGCAAGAATTAGAGATTAATAAATATAAAATTGATGAAGATAATGCTACTAGAATCGCTGTTGCTGAAATAAGTGCTTATGGTTATGCTGATAACGCTAATAATGATACTAGTAACGAAATAGCTTTAGCAGCAGAACAAGCACAAAGAGATAAAGAATTATCAGCTAATATGATGGATAAACAAATGCAATTAGCTGAAAAACAAAGAGATTCTATTAACAAACAAATTACAGAAAAATATAAAGTAGACAGTCAAAAGGAATTAGAGAGAGAAAAAATAAAACTTGAAGAAAAGAAACTAAAGGCAGCAAAAGAATTACAGAAACAAAAAGATGACGCAGCTTTTAAACGTGAACAATTAAAGGCCAAAACAGCGTTAAGTAATCCGGTTGCTGGTGAAAAAAATAAGAAATAACATGGCTTGTAAAAAAGGTGGTAAAAAAGGTAAAGGCGGTAAAAAGTAATTATTATGAATAATAATGAAATATTAGCGAATATGATTTATTCGTATATGCCTAATTTTAATATGTTACCCTCATACAAAAATGGGGGTATTCATATTAAAAAGAAGAATAGAGGAAAATTTAAAGCTGCTGCTAAAAGAGCAGGTATGAGTGTACAAGCATATGCTAACAAAGTATTAAAGAAAGGTAGTAAAGCTAGTAAACAATTAAAGAAACGGGCTCAATTTGCTAAAAATGCAGCTAAATGGCATCATTAACTATGTGGCGAGAATTAAATTCTAAAACAAGGAAAGAACTATACGATTCGTATAGAAGTATTTATCCGAATATAAGATATAGTCAAGTACAAAAAGATTTTGATGATTGGTATAACGGTTACGATATTAATAATAAAAACAATATTGTAATAAACGATACTGTAATACCGTATATAAATGATATTTATGATACAGATTTAAGTTATAATAAAAATGAACCTATTGTAATATTACCAGAAATAGTAGTTACAGCTAAAAAGAAAAATATACAGAACAATAATTTAGCTAATACAAATATGTTAAAATCTGTATTTTATGATTCTACAATAGGTCCATTTTTAAATATAACAGATCCTATTACACATATTGGTAATATAGTACATGGCAATTACGATAATACGAAAGATTATATTGTGGATGCGTTAAATGCAGAATACGGATTACTTTCTAAAGAATTTGCCAACAAACACCCTGTTATTGATTTTGGTGTAACATTAGGTACGGATATATTACTAGGTAAAATATCAAACTCTCTAAAAAATAAATATAAACAATATTCCCCAGTAATACGTGATATTTTAGATCCTTATACCACATTAAATGGTAGATTAGGTTATTACGATAATAATACTATAAATAGGTTTATATCTACAGTAAAGAGAAACAATGATATACCCGATATTCCTAGAATACCAGAAGTTATACGAAAATTAAATACAGGCGCCGATAATATTATAAAAATAGAAAATAATCAAGTAAGACTTACTCCTATAGAATCAAGATTCGAATACGATCATATATTACGTCCAGATGAATCAAATAGATTACCTATAACAAACATGACTATGAATGCACCAGTAAGAGACCATGCTGGTGTATGGAATAATAATCATGATGTATATATATTCAATGGGAATTATATTTTCGATAAATTTAAACCTACTTCTATAGATCCTTCAGATACATTTTTTGCTGGACAAATTCTTACTACTACGCCAAAGAATACAACTTTGTTAAGTGGCAATAAAACTAAGTTAAAATTGGCTAAAAAACAAGGTTTAGAAACATATAGTAGTAAAAAGGCAAGAAAGTTATATGAAACTGCAATTAGAAATTCCACAGATAAAAATTGGGAAAATTATGCTAACGAATTACATAATTTGTATTTAAAAAGGGGAAAACAATCTATAGACGATTATAAACTATTAGAAGCTAAAACCGGTTTAAATAGTCATACATTTGACAAAAATAACTTGAAAATTACAAAAGATAATATATACTATAATAATAAATCTATATTTGACTATAATAATTTAGTTGATGACAATTTAAAGTTCATCAACGAGATGTTAGCAACAAAAACAAAAAGAGATGCCATTTTTAATAATACAAATATGTATCAAGACGTTTTATATGATCCTTATTCACCTATAGAAAGTTTAAAAAGGGATGAGTGGGGAATAATACTTAAAAAATAAATCTAATTAAATTAAATTAATTATGGAAGATACAAAACCGTTTGGTGGTTTTAGTGCTGTATTTGACACAATAGGTGGCAATATACAAGGTAAGAAAGTTGCAAATTTAGATCCAAATCCAGATGATGATATTGATGATCTAAAAAATGACGATCAAATTGATACTGATGATGATAATAAAGACGATGTTAATAATATTGACACTAGCGACGATATTGATGATACCAATAATGGAGACGATACAGATGATAATGAAACAAAAGAAGACGATGAAAACGACAATAACGAATCGGAAGAAGAAAATGTTTCATTGTTTTTCGACGCTATTGCAGAACAATTTGGTTGGGAAATTGAAGACGATGAAGAAAAACCAAAAACTGTAGAAGATTTTATTTCTTATATATCTGATGTAATTGAAGAAAATTCTGAACCGGAGTTTGCTAGTGAAGAAATAAAAGAGTTAAATGAGTTTGTAGCTCAAGGCGGTGATCTATATAAATACTTTCAAGAAACATCTACAGATTTAGATTATGATAGTATTGATTTAGAAAATGAGGAAACGCAAAAACGAGTTATTAGAGAATTTTTAACAGAGCAAGGTTTATCAGATAAATCTATTGATAAGAAGATTTTAAAATACGAAGATGCTGGTATATTATCGGATGAAGCGCAAGATGCTGCTGAACAAATGAAAAATATAACAGAAAAAAAGAAACAACAGCTATTAGAAGAGCAAAAAAAACAATATGAAGCTTATCAACAGCAACAACAAATTTTCTACAATAACGTTATTAAGGAAATAGAAGATATACAGGATATTAGAGGTATTAAAATACCGAAAGAAGATAAAAAAACTTTAATAAATTATATTTTTAAAGTAGAAGCAGATGGTACTACAAAGTATCAAAAAGATTATTCTAAAAGCGTTAAAAACCTTATAGAATCTGCATACTTTACAATGAAAGGTGACAAGTTGATTAATTCGGCTAAAGCTGCTGGAGAAACAACCGCTGTTAAAAAATTAAAAAATACTTTGGCTTCAACAAAAAAAGGTGGGTCAAAACAAACAATTAATAATAGGACGGCAACCCCATTATGGGAATTAACTTCAAAACAACTACGCAAACCGTCTAGATAAAACAAAAATAATTACTAGTATTATATATGGAAAATAATATTTTAAATAATCTTCAACTATACAAAGGTAAGTGGTTTTCTGATCTTGTTGATGAAAATATGCTTACTAACGCATTGTTGGTAGAACCTCATAAAATTTCAAATGTAATTTCATATGTATTTGGTACCAAAGACGATGGTTATAGTACATCATTAGATTTCCTTACTGGGGGTCTTGGGAAAACTATGGTTATCGACCAAAGAGAATATGAATGGTCAGTAATGATTGATACTGATCGTGCTGTAAATATCCGTAGAGCTATTTTTCAAGGAACTGAAATTACAGCAGATAACGCTGATACAGTATTAGCTGGTATTGGCAATCAACCTATCATTTTGCATTTGGAAGATAAGTGGTTTGGACCTGGTGCTATCTTAGAATTTGATGATAAAGAATTTCAAGTACGTGTTTCTGGTGCACCATATCAAGATGGTACAGAATGGGTTTATACTTGTTATGTAGCAGATGGTCAAGCAGGATCTTATATTCCTGGCGATCTTTTGTTACCTGGTAAACAAGTATCACGTCTTGCTTCAGCTTATGAAGAATATTCAGAAGAAGCTGATATTCTGAACTATAACACTCAATTTAAAATGCGTAATCATTTGACTACAGTTCGTTTGTCTTATGATATTACCGGTAGTGCTTATAGTACAGTATTGGCAATCGCATTGAAAGATCCAAAAACAGGTAAATCTTCTTACTTGTGGGCTGATTTCCAAGAATGGAAAGCTCTTCGTGAATGGAAAAAACGTGAAGAAAGACTTTTGGTATATTCTAAATATAACGCTAAACCAGATGGAACAACTGATTTGATGGGTACTAATGGTCGTCCTGTCTATATTGGTGCTGGTTTGCTCCAACAGATTGCTCCTGCAAATAAACGTTATTATACAGAACTTACTCCAGAATTGTTAGAAGATTTCTTATTCGATATGTCTTATAACATGCTTGGTACAAATGAACGTAAATTTGTTGCACTTACTGGTGAAATGGGTATGCGTGAATTTGATAGAATTCTGAAGGAAAGAGCTTCTGGATTTAATTTGATTGATACGAAGTTTATTACAGGTAGTGGACAAGAATTGACTCTCGGTGGACAGTTTACTACTTATAAGATGACTAACGGTATTGAAATGACTTTGAAACATTTCCCATTGTATGATAATATTACGTATAATCGTAAATTACACCCTATTACTGGTAAACCGCTAGAATCTTATAGATTTACATTCCTTGATTTTGGTACTCGTGATGGAGAAGCCAATATCGTTAAAGTAGCACGTAAGAATCGTGAATTTGTAATGTGGAATACATCAGGTTCTGTTGCCCCTGGTCAAGGATATGGTAAAGCTGTTAATGTAGTTCGTTCTAATGCTAAAGATGGTTACGCTGTACACTTCTTGGGTGAAGTAGGTATTATGTTGCGTGATCCTAGAGCGTGTGGAGAACTTATTTGTGACGCTGAGTAATAACATAAAATAATACATTGGGGTCGTATGGCCCCTTTGTATTTACTTTAATTTTGTATGATTCTGGTATTATATCATGGAATCATATGTTTTAAAAAATAATAAAATGGAAGTAATCTTACGACATAAAAGTAAAGACCCTTGGGCAGGTATTACAAAATATAAAAACTGTTTTGATTATATTGCGCCTTACTGGACTAGATCTGGTAATAAATATACAGGTATTACAACAGAAGATGCTGTACGATTAGAAAAAGCATTAGGTTTTAACGAAGGTACTCTTTCGGCTAGTAGTGATTATTGGAAGCAATTTGCAGTTAAATTATCTAATAGAGAATTAACATTGCATACAGAAAATCCTTGGGATGAATTACAATATTTATTTTTAAAAGGACATAAAAGAGTAGCTACTAGTTATGCTGAAGTTAAACCAAACACAGATTATATTTTAATAAATAAAGAGGCAGAAGCTCAGGAAGAAAATAGATTTAATAGAATTAAACGTAACGCAATAAAAGAGTTTGATAAAATGTCTTTGGAAGATATGCGAAAATGTTTACGTTTATATGGTTATAAATCTGATACTATGAGTTCTGAGTTTATAGAAAGTAAACTTTATTCTTTAGTAGAAAGTGATCCAAATAGATTCTTTAGAAAATGGGTTAATAATAAAAATAAACAAACTGAAGTTATTCTAGAATCGTGCATAGCTAAGAATATAATAAGAAAATCTAGAAATGTGTATTATTATGGTACAGATATTATTGGTAATTCTTTAGATGATGCTATAGCGTATTTGGATAATCCTAAAAATCAAGATTTAAAGCTTACAATTTTAAAAGAATTAGAATCTAAGTAATGACACTTGAAGAAATGCATACAATGTTTGACGTAGAGTTAGACAAATTAAATGGTACTAGCTATCCGTCATTCTTGCCCGAAGAAAAAGATTTGTGGCTAAATAAAGCTTATCTAATGCTTATTAATCAGAAATTTACTGGGGATAATAAGTTAGGCTTATCTTTTGAGATGGGCACAAAACGTATTTCTGATTTACAAGCGTTAATTAAAACAAACTATATAGAATTAGATGAATTTAATTATAGTTATCAAGCGTTTTATAATTTAAATACATCTAATAGAATATTATACATAATAAGCGCAGTTATTGATTTATTTCCTAGTACAGGAGATGGTAAACATGAATTTTTACCTATTAAAATTGTTTCACATGATATTGCAGCAAAATTTTTATCTAATAAACATAATACACCGTGGATAAAAGATCCTATCGCTGTGATAGAAAACAATAAAATTATAGTATTTGTAGATCCAATAGAATATTCTGATTTTAATACAGGTAAAAACAATGATTTAGAATTAAAATATATCGTATACCCTAAAGAATTTGATAGTTCTATTGATACTGGTAATGATAATAAAACTGGATTAAAAGATTCACCTGAAATATCAGAACATGTACATCAGGAAATAGTATCGTTAGCTGTATATCTAGCAATCGAAAATATACAATCTGCTAGAGTTCAAACGAATGTGCAACCATTAAGTATACAAGAATAATGACAGCAAGAGAAATGCAAATTGAATTTGAAAGACAAGTTCAAGTAATGGACCCTTCGTTAGCATTTGAAGAAAAACTTGATTCAGATACTATATTTTCATTTTTAAATATATCTCAAGATCGTTATTTATTAATGCGATATACACAAAGAGATTCTTTAGAAAATGCACCACAAAATGTAAAACGTAATTTAGACTCTATAAAAAATTTAATAGTACAATCTACTATTAGTGATTTAAATGAAGTAACGCCAACTTCACATAGTGCTAAATTACCTACAGATTACTTTCTATATATTACTTCAGAGTGTAATGTAACTGGTACAGTAAAGCAATATGAAGAGCCAGAAACAGTAATAAATAAACTTATTACACATGACGAAAAAGAAGAAGTAATGACAACAATGTATAATACGCCAATATTATACACTCCAGCTATATTATTAGAAGGTACAGATACAAACAGTGGTATTATATATGTATATACAGATATATATACTAAAATAAAGGATCTTACTATTACATATATTCGTAAACCAAATAAGATAAATATAGATAGTAATTGCGAATTAAGTGAAGATACTCACTTTGAGATAGTAAAATTAGCGGTAGAAATATTTGTTAATGAAGCTAGGTATAGACTAACTAAAAATACTCCGGATAATCAAAATCAACAATAATTATGAGAAAGATAGATTTTCAGATAGGTTTTTTAAATGAGATTAATAGATCATCTCTAATTTCCGATAAACCTACTACATTTGAAATAAATTATTGGTTGACAGCGGGTATTAGGAAAGCAGTTAAAACTAAATATACTGGTTTTAATTTAAAACGTGAAGCTTTTGAAGAAAGTGAAAAACGTATAGAAGATCTTAGATTTTTGGTCGAAGAATATACTTTCGATTCTACAAATTTGATCAAACAAACTAAAACTACATCGTATGACACATATAAATTATTGTTTAAGAATGATAGTAATTTCGATGTTAACGATATGTGGTATATAGTTAATGAAACAGTAGGAATAAGTAGTACTAACAAATGCTGGGAAATTTTACCTGGTACATCTACACCATTAATAAAGACAGTAGATGTTATTCAGTGTACACACGACAATATAGACCAAAGATTGAATAATTCATTATCAGATTACCATTTACATAATAATTACGCACGACCTCTACGTTTATTTACGAAGAATGGTGTTACTTTTTATACAGATGGTAATTATGATATAAATACATATACTATAAGTTATATTAAAAAACCAGAAGCAATAGATGTTACTGTAGATCCATTTGACGAATATACAGAATTGCCTGATTCTATTCATGATGAAGTTATTAAATTAGCTGCGAAGATGTATATAGAAAATAAAATGGATCAGAGATATAGTTCTTATAGTAATGAAGTAAATGAACAAGAATAATATTCGGTTTAGTTTAACGTGGAAATGTTAATAAAATAGAAGGATATTTTATGATACAAAGTAGAGCGACTAAACTTCTACCGAGTTAATTAATAACTCAAATTTATAAATATGTTACAACATGTAAATACTGTGCTAGTAGGTAAAGCACAAACAGCTACGAATGTGGCATCAAGTTTAGCTGGTAATACTGCCGGTCAAATTATCATGATTAACGGTGAAAATGGCAAATATATTGCTAATGCTACCGATGCTGCTGCTGCCAAATATATTAAGCTAGGTTTAGTAAAAGATGCAGCAAACAATGATATACAATATTCGAATATTATTGGTCGTGATGAAATCAAACATGTAGAAGTAATTAAAGATAAAGATGCAAGTAATGCACAGGAAGCAGTTTGGACTGTTACTTTTAACTCTGTAGTTGCTGGTAATCGTTATGTTTTAAGAATAGTTTATAAAGACATGTTTGAACTACCAGGGCAATTTACTCATACTTATGAATATATTGCTAAATCTGGTGATACTGCAACTAATCTAGCTGCTAATTTTAAAGCATTAATTAATAAACATTCTGGTGCTCGTTGTACAGCTTCAGCTTCTGCTGCTGTATTAACTTTAACTGCAAAAGTTAAAGACGATAATGAAGGTAAAAACTCTATAAATGAATATAGTCAGGTTTATATGCAACCGTTCGTATATATGAATGATTATAGTAAAACAGGGTTTGCTATGGGTATGAAAACTGACGCTAATGTAACTATAGCTAATACTACTTTAGCTAAGCCCGGTACAGGTAATCCTAAAATTGTTCGTGATCGTGAAAAACAAGCATTAGGTTATCGAGGAATAACAAATAGAACTTGGTTCCCCGTTATTATGCCAGATTTGAATGTAGATTTAAGCAAAGTATATGCTTCTATCGTAATTGAATCTGAACGTAAATATCAATCTCCAGATAATCAATACATCAAAACTACACCGGTTGCAACTGAAATATACGTTGAAAAAGGTTCACTTGATAATTCAGGTATCAAGAAACTTATTGATGCGTTTATTAGTGGTGAGACAGCCTAATGTATAATTAAGGGGCTTTGTTAAAGCTTAGCCCCTTTTTACACTTTTTGATATGGAAATAACTCAAACAATTACAAATGAAACTATAAATTCACAATCTATTACTATTACTGTTTCTACTGGTGAAGCAACATCTTTAAAAGTATATGTAGATAAATATGATAATTATCGAAATATATCTAGTGTAATTGATTCGGATCACAATTATACAACAGAAATAGAATGTGAAAAAAATACAATTAGTACTATTAAAATAAATAATACTGAAGATTTTTCATTTGATTCGTTATTAATTGTACAAGTAATATCCAACGAAAATTCTAATAATATTAGTATACTACCTGTTTTATTTTACAAACAGTTATATGATATTAAAATGCATATAATAAAGCAGTTTCATGATATATGTCATGATCATGTTTTACGTAGTAAACTATTAATACTTAACTTTAGGGAAGAGCTATTAGTAAATGCGGTAAATTTACAATTTGTTGAAGACTCCATTATATATTACAATGATATTATGAAAATGGGTAATTTTCACGATTTGAATAAAAAGCGTACTAGTTTATGTTCTCCCTGTAAAAATAATATTTGTTCGTTATGATCACGTCTAAAGATTCTATAGCATTAAAACAAGAATATATAAATGAATTAGGTGAAGATATTAACAATAGACTGCGATTAAACATTAACTATAAAATTATAGATATAAATAATGTATTATTAGCAAATAGCTTAATAAAATTAGAAAATTTTATTAATAAATATTACGTTAATATAGAAAAAGAACAAATAGAAGATATAGTATTATTGAATACATTGTTTAAAGATTTAAAAGAATTTTCACCACATACGGATAAACCGTTTGAATTTGCAGAAGGTAGACTAGATGCAAATGGTAATTATATATTAGATAATAATATTGAAGAACTTATTGATCCGAGTTCTCGTAAATTATTATTAAATAACAGATATATACGTTTAAATAACAAACAATTAGTATTATACTCGTATCAGTAGAGATTCTTGTAACAGATCAAGAAATGAGTAATTTAGCTACGCAAATTTCATCTTCTGCTGCTATAGGTAGTATAGCATCGTTATTTTTCTCATTAAAAGCACCAATTATAATAGTATCAATATTTATAATACTAAATCAAATATATAATTGGCGGCTGTTACATAAAAAACCTAAGCGCGATAGGGATAAAAAAGATAGTACATTTGGTACTACTATTATGAGATTAATGGATTCGGTATTATTGATTTCATTAGGTAAAATAATTGATGTTTATATACCTTATTTAAGTGGTAATTTTTCTCTATGTGATTTCTTTACTTGGTATTTGTGTATATATCACTTAATATCTATTATTATTTGTCAAGTAGAATTGAATCCGAAAGGTCCATTTAAACTATTACAAATAATAGTAAATAAAAAAATAAAGAAAGAATTAGATATAGATTTAGAGAAAGAGATGAAAAAATAATCAAAAGTATTATTTATGAAACGGACTATATTTGTACTGATTTTAATGTCATTGTCTTTACTGTTTAATGTTATTTTATTTAAACTATACAAAAAAACTGATAATGAGTTAGGAATCGAAAAAAACAATAGAATTGCTTATGAATCATTAGTTAATGAAACACAAGCCGATAATCGCGTTTTAAGGCTAAAATTAAGCGATTTAAGACACTCTTATGATAAATCCGTACAAACTATAGATTCCGTTCGCAAAGTCTTAAATATAAAAGATAAAGAGCTAAAACAAGCGTCATTAAATAAAACAGAAATACACGATACGACGGTGGTCAAAGTTGAAGTTAAAAACGATTGTAGTTTTAATACTGTGATAAAACATAACGATTTGACAATTTCTACAATATCAATGGATAGTATAGGTAATCTTACTGAAATACTAGACATAAATAATGATCAATATATTTATATATATCGTAGAAAGGAATATCGTAATAAGTATCGAAATAAAAAATTTAGTGATTTTTGGATAAGATTATTTCATTTTGATTTCAAAAAAGACGAAATTTATAGACATGAACAATTTAATACAAATGATCTAATCGAAACTAAAGAAACTAGACTTATCGTTATTGACGAATAATTTCAACATTTAACAAACAAAACTAATTAAATATGATTTACTTTGGCGAGTAAATAATGGCGTTTTATTTAATTAATAATCTAAATTTTATATTATGGAATTTGCAAGTAAAGGTGTAGCTGGCACCGCTCTTGGTCTTGGTATCGCTGGTACTGCACTCGGTTTGGGTGCAATAGGTGGTTTGTTCGGTACGGGTAACAAATCTAATAACTGTGGTTGGGGTTGGAACAACAATAATTACGGGTGTATTAATCCGTGGTTAGCTGGTGCCGCATTCAACAATTGGAATGGTTATTGGAATGGTGGTTACAATGCTGCTGAACTTACTATATCTCAAAAGGAATGTGAAGATAATTTAGCTTTAACTCGTGCTTTATATGAAGCAGAATTAAAAGATCAGAACGAAAGATTTAGTGATCGTCAAACAATCGATCGTGAAATGTTTGGTATATACAAATCTCAAATAGACGCTGATTTTAATTTATATAAAAATCAAAGAGATAATTATGATATATTAGCTAAAGAACTTAGCGATTTGAAAGCTCATGTAGCTGTAAATGATGCAGTTCGTCCTTATCAAGATAAACTAATTCAATGTGAAATAGCAGATGCTAGAAAGGATGCTAAATTCATGGGTGCAGAAATTGTTAATTATGTAGATAAGTTAGATTGTCGTAATATTAAGGGTATTAACTGTTTGCCTAATGAACCTACAGTAACAGGTTTATTATCAAATAACCCATGTTGTTGCAGACAAATTACTACGAGTTCAACAACTCCTTTTTATTATGTTATAAATAT